AGATAAAATTTTAGGTAAAATAATGTCAATATCAACGGAAACTTTAGAAGAAAATGAAATATTTAATAAATGTAGTGGGTATGTAAATAATAACAATAATAAAATCATCCCCTACATTTATAGAAATGGAAGAGAGGACAAAAATAATAACATTAGCGTCATTTGTTGATGTAGATAAGGTAGAGGGGTTTAGTAGTTACATAAATAAAAGGTTTAGAATACCACAAGATAAAATGTTTATTTACACATCCCCTCAAGAAGAAGGAAAAAAAATACTAACATTTAGATTATATTTAAGAGAAGGAAAAAAAATTAATACAAAATCGTTTTTCCCAACTACAATCATCACCCATAAGAAAGGAGAGTGTTTTTATACTATTAATGCACTGAATAAATTAATAGAAAGTGAAGTAGATACTGGTAATGTGAATCATAAAGAATATAAAATAGACTGGGACAAATATCAAAATAAAATGTTAATAACTAAAGATAAAGAACTTTCAATAATTGATATTCAACGTAATTTTTCTTAATATCGTTATATTTATTATAAAAGACATTAATATGGACAAAAATAAAGAAAATAAAAAAACTAAAGATTTAGAAAATTCACTTAACGAATTTCTTAACGTTACAGAAGAGAAAGAATGTGAAGGTGAAGAATGTTTAATTAATGACGGAAAAGAAATTGTTGAGAGAGTAGACAAAATTTATAAAACTACAGACGGAAGACAACTATTAATATAGAAACATGGATAAGAAAAAATTATTATCGGAAGAATTAAAAAGACATATGGAATTGTTGGAATACACATTCTATATGGAAGATAGAGTAAATGGTGACGCAGAAACTGAAGACTTATTATTAAGTGCGGAAAAGATTTTTGAACAAGATCCTGTACCGGGTGAGGATGAAGACCCATTTGCAGATGTCGCAGACGAAGGAGGTGAAGATGACCCATTCGCAGATACTGAAACAGAAGAAGAAACTGAAGAAGTAGAAACTGACCCTTTTGCTGGTGATGAAGGTGCGGAAGTAGAAGATGAATTTGCTACTGAAGAAGGTGGTGAAGAGACTGTAGAAGTAGATGTGACAGATATTGTAGATAAATCTGAACAAACTAGAGCTGAAATAGAAGGACTTACTTCTAAAATGGATGAGTTATTAGGTAAGTTAGGAGATTTAGAGGGTAAAGTAGGTGATATGGATCAAGTTATCAATAAAATAGATGATTTAGAAAACGAAATCGCAGAAAGAAACCCAACACCAGTAGAAAGATTAGAAATGAGATCAATGGATTCCTTTCCATATAGTGTTTCCTTAACTGATTATTGGACAGATAAAGAAGGTTATGATGTAGGTGGTGAAGAAAAAGAAGAATATGTCATCACTCAAAAAGACGTAGAAGATTATAGTGCAACAGAGATTAAAGATTCCTTTGACTATAATAAAAATGATGAAAATTCATAAAATTTAAAAATTTAATTTGACAATTAAACCAATAATGTGTATCTTTAATCATTATTGGTTTTTTTTATTACAACAATTAAAAAATCTTGTTGACTTTTAAGAAAAACTTTATTATATTTAAAATTAATTAATAAACTTTAAAAATAATTAAAATGAGTAAAAACAGTTTAGACGCAATTCTGTCTCAGTATGAGAGTAATACTGAAAACAGTTCAAAAAAACCTAAGATATCTAATGAGGATAGACTTAAAAAGTATTTCACAGAAAAACTTCAGCAAGGTGTTAAAAACGCCACTAGAAGATTTAGGATATTACCAGCAAAAGATGGTAAGTCTCCATTCGAAGAAGTGTATTTTTATGAAAGACAAGTAAATGGTAAATACGAAAAAATTTACTGTACTAAATTAAATGATGGTGAATATTGCCCAATCTTTGAAGCTAAAGAAGCTTTATTAATGGAAGGTAGTAAGAAAGCCAAAGAAATGGCGAGAGAGTATACTCCTCGTAAATTTTATGTGGTAAAAGGTATCGATAGAGATAACGAAGATCACGGTGTTAAATTTTGGAGATTCAAACATAATTACACAGGGAATGGTGTAATGGATAAATTAATGCCTTTATTCAAATTAAAAGGTGATATTACAGATGCTAGAGAAGGTAGAGATATTATTATCACTACTAATCGTAATGAAAAAGGTTGGAGTGTTGTAACTTCAATTATGTGTGATGATGTTACTATTTTAACAGAAGATACTACTAAAGCTAATGATTGGTTTAATAATGAAGAAACATTTAGAGATGTGTATTCTAAAAAACCATTAGAGTATTTAGAAATTGTTGCGAAAAATATGACACCTGTATGGGATTCGGAACAATCTAAGTATGTGGCGGAAGAAGAAAAAGACGAAAAAGAAACCGCTTCATTAGAGGATGAAATTAATTTTATGAGAGATGATTCTCAATCTACTACAACCACCAATAGTGGTGTAAGTGAATCAGAGGGTAATACTGATGACGATAAAGTTACAGTAACTCAGTTAGATGAAGAATCAGATGATTTACCATTTTAATTTTATTTAATAATTAAAATAAAAAATAGGTCTTCTTGTTAGGAGACCTATTTTTGTAAAAATTAATAGATATGCCAAAAAAACCAATTAAGAAAAAAACAACGGATTTCTCTAGTATAAGGAAAAAGTTTTCTTCAAAAGAAAAATATAAAGAACAAAAATATTTTGATTTAGGTGAAGCGTTTCAAAAAGCTACAGGAATTCCGGGACCGGCACAAGGTCAAATCAATATGTTATTAGGACATTCAGATACAGGTAAAACTACTGCTCTTATTCAAACTGCCGTAGACGCACAAAAGAAAGGAATACTACCAGTTTTCATAATAACCGAACAAAAATTCAGTTTTGAACATGCTAAACAAATGGGTTTAGAAACTGAGTATGTTGAAGAAGTAGATGAAGAAAGTGGAGAAATCGAAGCGTTTTGGGATGGATTTTTATTATATAAGTTAGGGTTTGAATATATTGAACAGGCTTTTGAATATGTAACTGAAATTTTAGATGCACAAAAAGCAGGTGAAATACCTCACGATATAGTATTTTTATGGGATTCTATTGGTACTATACCTTGTAAAATGAGTTTTGAGGGTAAAGGGGGAAATCAACATACTGCTAGAGTAATATCGGAGAAATGGGGTATGGGTATGGCACAAAGAATTACCTCTTCCCGTAAAGAGTCTTCACCTTATACTAATACAATGGTATTTGTTAACCAACCATGGGTTGAGTTAGCAGATAATCCATTTAGTCAACCTAGAATCCAACCCAAAGGGGGGCAGTCTATTTACTTATCTTCTGCGTTAGTATTTTTATTTGGTAATCAGAAAAGTTCTGGTGTTTCTAAATTGAATGCAACCAATAAAGGTAGAAAAGTAAATTTTGCGGTTAGAACTAAAGTAGGTATACATAAGAATCATATGAATGGTTTAGGGTATGCAGACTGTAGAATCTTAGCTACCACACATGGGTTTATTGAAGATGATAAGAAATCAATAGATTCTTATAAATCTGAATATAAAGAATATTGGTCACATGTGTTTGATAGTGTAGGAGAAGAAGTAGATTTCACTATAGAAGAAGGTGATCATATTGAGGCACCTGTTGAATATGCTGATAGATGAAAAATTGTTTAACTATAAGTAATATGTTAAGTGTCGAGACCATCTAAAAAAAAGAAATACACTAATACCCTGTTAATCGATGGGGATTCATTATTAAAAACTGCTTATCACGGTGCAAAAAATCTTTATTATAAAGAAACACATATAGGTGGTATATATCAATTTCTTACTATGTTAAGAAAATGTTTAAATGAACATCGATATGATAGGGTGTTTGTATTTTGGGACGGTATATTCAGTGGTAGATTAAGATATGATATCTATAAAGAATATAAATCAAATAGAGATAAGGATTTTTATAACGAACAACCACCCTCCGAACCCGACTTATACGTTCAAAAAGAACGTGTTATGGGTTATTGTGAAGAATTGTTTATTAGACAGTTTATTGATGAAGTAATAGAGGCAGATGATAGTATTGCATATTACTGTTCTCAAATTAAAGAAGATGAGAAAGTAGTTATAATGACTAATGATAGAGACATTCTACAACTCATTAATGAAAGAGTGGGTGTATACGTTATAAATTTAAAAACTATTGTGACAAGTACTAATTTCGCCAATTATTTCAAACATCATTATAGTAATGTTAAATTGTTAAAAATTATTTCAGGAGATGCTAGTGATAATATAAAAGGGATTAAAGGTGTTAGCGAAAAAACACTATTAAAATATTTTCCGGAAATATCTTCCAAAACTTTGACATTGGATGAAATTTTTAGTAAAATTGAAAGTATACAAAAAGAAAGAAAAACTAGATTGAAAACATTAGATAATATAATTAATAAAGTGACTTTAGGTATACAGGGGGAGAGTATATTTGAAATCAACGAAAAAATTATAAATCTAAAAAAACCTTTGTTAACAGAATCTTCTAAAGAAAGTCTAGATGAGTTATTTGTTTCACCTATTGATCCTGAAGATAGGAATACAAAAAATGTAATTAAGATGATGTTAGAAGATGGGTTAACAATGGCAATACCAGGGGGTAGAGATGGGTATATAAATTTTCTACAACCTTTTTTAAGAATAATAAAAAAAGAACAAAGTTATTACAACAAAATTAAAAATTAAAAGTAGAAGTTATGAAAAAGAATTATGAAAATCTTCCTTATGAATTTTTATTACTAATTAATGGCAAACCTATTGTTGGTAGAAATTTTCAAGTTAAAGGTTTTAATGTAGATAGTTTAAGATCGATAGAATTAAAAGAAACTATAGATGAGGCAGCAGCGGTTATTGAAAACCAATTTCAATTAAAAAGTGAAGCCTATTTATGGAGATATTATAACCCATATTTATCTCAAACTAGCGAAGAAGTTGATGGTTTAAAAAAAGATGTTTATGAAAATGAAGACTTTTTTACATTACAAATTAAAGTTAAGGGAAGAGTAGTAGCACAAAAGATTTTTAGTGGAAATGACTACCCACCAAAGGTAAGATATGACGTTGATATCAGATCAATTATTCCTGAAATCATTGCCACAATACAAAATGGCTTGACTTTGAAAAAATATACTAAAGAATATTGTGGTTACACACTTTAGTGTATATTTATTAATATATCAAAATTGATAAAAAGAATGACTAAAGAAAAAGAAAAAAATTTAGGTTATTTAGGATGGAGTTTTCAAGTAAAGTTAGTCAAACAATTAATTGAAGATACTAAGTTTTCTGAAGAAATTATGGATATTATCGATGCAAAGTATTTCGATAATGAGTACCTTAGATTAATTGTGGCTTGTCTTAAAAATTATTATGAAAGTTACGATACTATACCTACATATGACACTATATTTCAATTAATAAGGGTAGATATTAAAAGAGAAATTGCGAGAGACTCAGCAATTGAAATGGTTAAGGAGGTTAAAAATGTTGACAATAAAGATTGTCTACACACACAAGAAGTTGCCACTAAATTTTGTAAACAACAAGAACTTAAAAAAGCTACAAATAAAATACAAAATATTTTAGAAGCAGGTGATTTTGACAGATATGATGAGTGTGAAGATATTTTAAAAGAAGCATTATCAGTAGGTGGGGAAAAAGACAATGGTATTGATGTTTTTCACGCAATTGATGAAGTACTTAGTGATGATTTTAGAAATCCAGTTCCAACAGGATTGGTTGGGATAGATAACTTAATGGATGGTGGACTATCTAAAGGTGAATTAGGGGTTATTTTAGCACCTTTTGGTGTTGGTAAAACAACATTAATTACCAGAATGGCAAATACTGCATATAACTTAGGATATAATGTAGTACAAATCTTTTTTGAAGATAATCCAAAGGTTATTCAAAGAAAACATATGACATGTTGGACAGAAATACCTTTAAATGAATTAACTGAAAGAAAAGAAGAAGTCAAAGAATTATTACCACAATTTAGAGAAAGAGAGGGTAATCTTATTTTGAAAAAAATGCCAAGTGATGGTACTACTATTAATCATATAAAACAATATTTAAGAAAATTAACTTCTAATGGTACTAAACCAGATATTGTTTTTGTTGATTATATGGATTGCGTTGTACCAACTAAACAATTTAAAGATGAATATGCAGGTGAAGGAAATGTTATGAGACAATTCGAAACTATGATTTCAGAATTAGATATTGTTGGTTGGACTGCAGTACAAGGAAACAGAAGTTCAATAGGGGCAGATGTTGTAAAAGCAGATATGATAGGTGGGTCAATTAAAAAAGGACAAATTGGACATTTCATAATATCTGTAGCAAAAACTTTAGAACAAAAAGAAGAAGGTACTGCCACAATGGCAATATTAAAATCTAGATTCGGTAAAGATGGGATGATTTTCGAAGATATTTTATTCGATAATGGATCATTAAAAATTGATACTAGTATATCTAGTGACGTTTCATTCTTAGAACACCAAAGAGGTGAAGAGAAAAGAAAGTCTCAGATGGTAACGGAAGCATTACGTAAGAAAAGAGAGACATTCGGGGGAAATAAATAATAATAAAAAAAAGAACTAGTAAAAAAATGGAGTTATCAAGCAAAATTTTATCTGATATTACTGTGTATATGAAATATGCTAAGTACTTACCAGAGTTGAATAGAAGAGAAACGTGGAACGAATTAGTTACCCGTAACAAAGAAATGCATCAGAAAAAATATCCTCATATTGCGGATAAAATTGATGATGTGTATAAATTTGTTTATGAGAAAAAAGTATTACCCTCAATGAGGAGTATGCAATTTGGGGGAAAACCAATAGACATATCACCTAATAGAATTTATAATTGTGCATATATGCCAATTGATCATATTGATTCATTTAGTGAATGTATGTTTTTATTGTTAGGGGGGACTGGAGTTGGTTATTCAGTACAAAAACATCATGTAGAAAAATTACCACCAGTTAATAAACCATATAGTAAAAGAACTAAAAGATTTTTAATTGGGGACTCTATTGAGGGTTGGGCTGACTCTATTAAAGTTTTAATGAAGTCTTATCTTAATGGTAAAAGTTCTAGAATAGTGTTTGATTATTCAGATATAAGACCAAAAGGTGCGAGATTAGTTACTTCAGGTGGTAAAGCACCGGGACCTCAACCATTAAAAGAATGTATTGTTAAAATAACTGGTATTTTAGACTCTAAGGAAGACGGTGATCAATTAACTACTTTAGAAGTACATGATATTGTTTGTCATATTGCAGATGCAGTATTGGCGGGTGGTATAAGACGAGCAGCATTAATTAGTTTATTTTCTGCTGATGATATGGAAATGATTGGTTGTAAATCTGGTAATTGGTGGGAAACTGAACCACAAAGAGGTAGAGCCAATAATTCAGCGGTTTTAATGAGACATAAGATTACTAAGAAGTTTTTCTTAAAATTATGGAAGAGGGTTGAATTAAGTGGTTCTGGAGAACCAGGAATATACTTAAACAATGATAAAGATTGGGGAACTAATCCTTGTTGTGAAATTGCCTTAAGACCTTATCAGTTCTGTAATTTATGTGAGGTTAATGTGTCAAACATTGAATCACAAGAAGATTTAAATGAAAGAGTAAAGGCGGCAGCATTTATTGGTACACTACAAGCAGGGTATACTAATTTTCATTATTTAAGAGATATTTGGCAAGAAACTACAGAAAAAGAGGCATTGATAGGTGTTAGTATGACAGGTATTGGTAGTGGTAGAGTATTAGGGTACGATATGGAAGAAGCAGCCAAATTAGTTAAGAAAGAAAATTCTAAAGTATCTAAACTTATTGGTATTAATAAGTCGGCTAGGACAACTACTGTTAAACCTGCAGGTACTACGTCTCTTACATTAGGAACATCTTCAGGTATTCATGCGTGGCATAACGACTTCTATATTAGGAGAGTAAGAGTAGGTAAGAATGAGTCTATTTATAATTATTTAAATACACATCATTCTGAATTATTGGAGGATGATTATTTTAGACCACATGATACCGCAGTAATTTCAATACCCCAAAAAGCACCAAAAGGTTCTATTTTGAGAACAGAATCTCCATTTGATTTATTAGAAAGAGTTAAAAAAGTAGCAACTGAATGGGTGAGAGCGGGACATAATAAAGGTTCAAATAGTCATAATGTATCTGCCACTATTTCCCTTAAAGATGAAGATTGGGAATTAGCAGGTGAATGGATGTGGGAAAACAGAGAACATTATAATGGTTTATCGGTTTTACCTTACAATGGTGGTACATACGTACAAGCTCCATTTGAAGACTGTACAGAAGCAGATTATGAAAGAATGATGAAAACCCTAACTGAGATTGATTTATCTAATGTAATCGAAGAAAAAGATGAAACAAATCTAAGTGGAGAACTAGCTTGTGCAGGTGGTGCATGTGAAATCACATAAATTAAACTACATAATATAAATTAAGGTGTCTTTTTAGACACCTTTTTTTTTATATAACCTTTTCTTTTAAAAAATTTATTGTAGAATATTTATATACATATGGCAGATGTAAGATATATAAATATTGATTTCCCTTTTAGGAATAGTGAAAAAGGATTTTATTTTAAATTAAATAAAACAGATAAAGAAGCAATAAAGGCAGATTTACTTCATTTATTATTAACTAATAAGGGAGAAAGATTATATATGCCTGATTTCGGTAGTGATTTAAAAAAGTTTATATTCCAACCCAATGATAATATCACACATAGTGAAATTAGAGATAATCTAAATGAGACAATAAAAAGATATATTCCTAATTTAGTGGTGGATAGTATAGAATTTAAAAAAAATGACGTTGAAGAAGTAATAATAGTAGAATTAAAATATACAGTAGTAGAAGGAACATTTTCATCTTCTGATGTATTACAAATAACACTTTAACTATGGAAAAGAAAATTAATTATAATAGTAGAAATTTTGCACAAGTACGGGCAGAATTAATTGCGTTTATACAACAATATTACCCAGAAGTATTCTCTGATTTTAATGATGCATCGGTGGGTATGATGTTATTAGAATTAAATGCTGCGGTGGGAGATATGTTATCTTTCCATACAGATAGAATGTTTAATGAGACACAAATTAATTATACACAGGAAAGGTCATCAGTCTTAGAATTAGCTAGAACTTTTGGTGTTAACATACCTGGTAAAAGACCTAGTATCACTATGGTAAATTTCTCTGTTGTAGTACCTGTTGATAGAAATGATGGGGATAAAGCAGATTATAGTTATGCACCTTTATTATTAAAAGGGACACAAGTAAGTGGTGGTGGAAAAATATTTGAATTGGCAGACGATTTAGATTTCTCTTCACGTTTTAGTAGTAGTGGTATACCTAATATCACAGTAGTACCAAATGAAAATGCTAGTGGGGGTATAGATAATTATACACTAACAAAAAGGGCACTTGTTTTAAATGGTATAACTAAAGAATATAAAAGAGTAATTGCTAGAGAAGATTATAAACCATTTTTTGAAATAATATTACCAGAAGAAAATGTTATTTCTATAGAAAATATTATCACATTAGAGGGTACTAATTTAACCACACCACCAACACTTAAAGATTATACTACGTTTGATAATAATTATTACGAAGTATCTGCATTAGCCGAAGCGGAAAAGTTTATTGAAGATCCTAATGTACCAAGTACTACTGAAGGTATTAAAGCAGGAAGATGGAAAAATATACCACAAAGATTTATAAAAGAATATACAGATAATGGTTTCTGTAAAATTATTTTTGGTGGTGGCGAAATTGATACTTCAGAATTAAATGATTTTATTGGATGTAGGGGGCAAATTGATCAGATTGGTGATTTTGTTAATAATAATTCATTGGGTACTATACCAGAACCTGGAAGAACAATGTATGTAAAATATAGAGTAGGTGGTGGTGCAGATAGTAATGTTGGACCTAATGTACTTAAAAGTTTAGGTGAGGTGTTTATGGTAACTCCGGGAGAAGACCCAGCAATTAATCTAAATATAAGAAATAGTTTAACAGTAAATAATGTATTACCTGCAATTGGTGGAAAAGAGCAACCTTCAATAAATGAAATAAGAAATTTAGTTAAATATAATTTTTCATCACAAAATCGATGTGTTACTATCAAAGATTACCTTTCTAGAATTAGTTTAATGCCTGGGAAGTTTGGTGTACCTTTTAGAACAGGTGTGTGGGAACAAAGAAATAAAGTTAATATAACTATTTTAGCGTTGGATGGAGATTCCAAACTTACGAATACGTCTACAAGTACACTTAAAGAAAATATTTCTGAATATTTGGCAGATTATAGAATGTTAAATGATTATGTCACCGTAAAGGACGGTAGAATTATTAATTTATCTTTTGAAATATCTCTTTTTACCGATAAATCAACATCTAAAGGTGAGATTATGTCAGATGTTATTGAGAAAGTTGATGAATATTTTGATATTAATAAGTGGGAGATGGGTGAAAATGTTTATTTAGCACAATTAATTGAAAATATTAACAATGTAGGTGGTGTTTTAAATGTTACTGACTTAAAAATATTCAATAAAGTAGGTGGGAAATATTCATTAAATGAAATCTCTCAACCTTATATAGATGATGCAACTAAACAAATAGACATATCGGATGATTATACCTTATTTGGTGAACCAGATGCTATGTTTGAGGTTAAATTCCCAAATAAAGACATTAAAGTAAGATTTAAATAGTTACTTTTTACTATATGTGAATTAGTTTTAAAAAAAAATAGAAATTATGGGATGTGATACATGTAAACAAAAAAATAGTAAAAATTTAGGAGAAGGTGAAACAATTAATTTATTACCTTCAGAAATAATTAAAGGAGATTTTAGTATTTCTGGGATTTTAATTAAATTTATTGCTTTTGTAGTAATATTAATTGCTATACCCCCAATTATATTGATATTGGCGGTACAATTATTCTTACAATTCTTTTTCCCTAAATCTTTAATTAAATTAACTAAAAAACTTAACAGTGTAGTAAGTAATATTTTTACTAAGTATAGTAGTTTTATTGTAAATAGAAAAATTAAAAAAAGAGAAAAACAATTTCAAAACAATACTAAGTATGAAGTAGAGAATTATGTTAATGAGACTGGCCAAGAATTCGAATTTGAGGTTTATGAAAATAATGAAAAAGAGAAATAAGGATAAATATGTCGAAATCTATTCGAATAAGAACAACACCAAATGGAGACGATAAATACATTAAGGTTGAACTTAAACAAGATTTCGATCTACTCGAAATATTAAGTTTAAAGATAAAACAATCTGATGTTTATGGTAATTTCTGTTCAGGATATGGGGTTGTTGCGGGTAGAGTAATAATAAATAATGGATTTGGTGTTCCTAATGTAAAAGTTTCCATTTTCATTCCTAGAGATTCTGATGATAGTCTTTTAGAAAAATTATATCCATATACTAGTCCGACTCCCGATCAAAAAAATATTAATGGTATTAGATATAATTTATTACCTGATACCCAACAGACATTCGATCATACACCTGTAGGTACATTTCCTACTAAAATGTCTATTTTAGATGATAAAACTAATTTAGAATTGTATGAAAAATATTATAAATTTACCACAACTACAAACGAAGCCGGAGATTTTATTTTATTTGGTGTCCCTACAGGTAATCAAATACTTCATTATGATATGGATGTTAGTGACATTGGTTTTATATCGGCAAGACCTTTTGAATTAGTGGAACAGGGTTACTCTAAAGAATTATTTGAATCTCCTTTTAAATTTAAATCTAGTACAAATTTAGATAGTTTAACACAGATAGTAAGCCAAAATATACCAGTATTGGTTCAACCTTTTTGGTGTGATAGTTTAAGTACGGGAAGAGTTATTGGTATTACTAGAGAAGATATTAGTATCGATAGTATGGAACTTATCCCAACGGCAATGTTTTTTGGGAGTGTATTTAGTGATGATGAAAAAGATTCAATAAATAAAAATTGTAGACCTAGAAAAAAATTAGGTAAAATGAGTGAAGTTATTACTTCTTCAGGAAATATAGAAGCAATTTATAGAACAATAGATGGGGATATAGACAAATATGAAGTAGGACAAGATGTTATCGATGATAATGGTAACTGGGCAATACAGTTACCAATGAATTTAAGAAAAGTTGTAACAGATGAGTTCGGTAATTTAATTCCTAGTCCTGATGGTATAAAGGGTATTGCAACAGAAGCAGATTTTAGATTTAGAATCAGTATGGATGCAACTAGTGAAGATAAAAGACTTAGACAACGAGCTAAGTTTTTAGTACCTAATCTTACGGGTAATTATAATTTCGACATTTATGATGCACCTGAATTAACTTCAGATTACCCTTTTAAAATTAATGAACAATTATCTACCCTTACTCAAAACACACCGTATTCTGCAGACACAACTAACCAATACAATTATTTAGAAGAATTTTATACTTTCCGATGGAAAAAAGTTTACACAATTAAACAATTTATTGGTAGATATCAGTCAGTTAAAAGTGATGAAAGTAGGGCATTTACTGGTGTTAAAGATATTTTATCAGGTGAAGCGGTTAATAAATTCCCTACGAATAGAATAGATGTAAATGTTAATTTTTTATATACTATTATTTGTATACTTTTAAGTTTTTTCGCACAAATTGTAGGAATTATAAATGGTATTTTAAATATAATAAATGGATTAGTAACTGCCATATGTAATTTTAAAATACCTTTTGGTCTGTGCTCAACTTCATATAAAGGCCCACGATTAAAATTAAAATTTAAGACATGGAAAGGTGATGGGGGGTCAGGTTGGAATTCAGATGGTGATAAAAAAGGTGATTATAGTGATGTTTTAGATCCTGATACAATAAGTGGTGGTGATGTTGAGGTTTCACTGGGATTAAATGCTTCTTGTAATGATTTAGAAGAGTTATTAGAAGATTACCCCGCAGAAACATGGCAAAATATGGCGCCTAATGAAAGTCCTAACGCAATTGAGACTTCTCCTGGGGTTAATATTCCAGGAAGATTCCCTGAGAATTTTTGTGGTGGTAGTACTAATTGTAGTTGCCCAAACGGTATGCCTAGTTCAGGTAAATATTGTTATAATTATGGTGGTTGTCAACCTGGTGGTGCATCTGTAGGGTCAACTGGTTGTAGAAGATGGCAACTTGATAATGGTGACATGGAAGGTGCGTGTAACGCAGTAAAAAAAGGTACTAATCAGACAATTAAAGATAATTGTGATGGTCTTAAACTTTTAGGTAGATGTTGGCAACTTAAAAATAAATGCTTATTTGCAGGTGGTTTATGTAAAAAATGTGATGATATTTGTGACTCTACCGCCCCTAAACATAGTTGTTGTCCTCCCTCTTATGCTGAAGGATGTCCTAGTAATGATGCCGTTTGTGGTGGTACAGGAGACTGTTGTTCAAAATGTTGTGGTAAAATACCATTAATTAAATTAAGGTGTCCTGAAGAACTTAATTTCCCTCCATTAACTATATCTACAATTCCAACACCTTTTGCTAGTGATGTGTGTAATTCGGTTTATGTTGCACCAGGTGGGTGTATTTCTTGTGCGGGTATAGAAACCGCAGGAATCAGAGATTGGGTTGCTTGTAAATTAGAAAAATTAGCTGCAATTCTTAATATGGTTAAATTTGATTTTTATAATGATTGGGTAAGTGGTACATTATATTTCCCTCTAATAAAAAGAAAATATAAAGTTAAGAAAAATAAAAAAGGAAGGGGACAAATAAAAAAGGATAAATTTTGTGATTTTGACTGTAGACCAGATTATCAAGAGCCACAGACATATAAAAAATATAGATATAAAATTAAGAATAATACATTATTCCAAAATGAGACTATATCAGTTAATGGTTGTTCAGTAACATTTAAGGCGAGTTATAGGTATGTAACACAGTGGTATGGGACATATGGGCAAGACCCTGTAGCTGCACAAGCAGCCGCAAATCTTGCTGCTAGAGATGAATTAGTATTTCATGGGGTTGATAGTAATTTAAATGCATGTACCTTAAAATTTAGTGATTCTGCGGTAAGTCAGGCAATAACTAATAATTCAAATATGTCTGTTACCTTACAAGATAAAACTTTTCCAGGACCACATGGTAAACCTAAATATATTAAGGCAGATGATCCTGTTACGGGATTAGAAACTTGGGAAAATGTAGGGGGGCACGGACATCATCAAAATAGATGTAATAGTGTTTATAGGGTAGAAAGACAAGAATTTTTTAGAACTACTTTAGGGTGTGATGGTGTGGTTAATCCTGCCGCCCTTGGAACTTATATTGCTAATGGTACAGACATTGAAACTACCGACCCTGAATTAGAAGATGGTGTAGGTAGTAGTTGTGTAGGTAATAATAATTGCTCCTCAAAATGTGAAAATGGTGTTAAACCTTGTAATATATTATGTCCTTGTGGTGATATTTCTGGTGGGTATAATGATAATAATATAAGACATGGGGTTATAAAAATGGAAAATGACACTATTTACTACGCTTCATTAATTAAAACAGGTGATAATGTATTTAATGACAAAAATTATAAAGCAAACTTATTATTCCCAACCGATATTAGTGAAATGGGTAGTTCGGTTACATGTGATATAGATGAAGTACCTTTTATAATTGGAGAGTTAGAACCTACTACATTTGAGGTTAGTGAAGAAAATCTTTCATATAAGATAGATCAAAGTACTAACCCACAAAAGATTGAAAAAGTAGAAGATAAGGATGCAGAATTAAACTTAAGGGCATATGTTAGTTTTGGATGTACATTCGCTAATTGTGTAAATACAATGGCAACCGCAAACCAATCTCAGATAGGGGTAGAAATGTTAGATAGTAATGACTTAGGTATGGAAATAGGTAATTGTCAAACATATTTTTTACACGATAGTGATGTAAGAGAATATTTTTGTAGAAGATTTTCTACTTATACTGACGGAAATTTAAACATTAACTATATGAGACCATCATCAAATGAATTTGATAATGTATATAATGAATATGAAAATCAAACATTAACTAGTACTATTACATTTGAAACTGAAGATGGATTGATTGTGGATAACACATATAATGATGCAGATGAGTTTTTAACTGGTGATAGATGTGGGTTAAAGACTGATAATACACCTAATTATTTTTATGGTATTGGTGTAGGTGGTGCACAACAGTTCTTTAATGATTTTCCCACAAATTCATTTATTGATGATTTAGGTAACAACGCTAATTCTTATGGTATTAAATTCAGTACATCACAAACACCTTATTATCATTATTTTGGTATTGTACCTGGTAATACCTCATTACATAAACTAGTAACTAATTATTTTGCTGATAAGATAGATAAAGTTACTTTACAAGGTTTAGGTGAAAATGAATTAGCCGCAGAAAACACTTATAACCAACCTAATTTTAGAAATGTAGAACAAAATAAATTTACAATATTAAAAACTTGTTTAGGTCAAACACAAGTGGCAATGGCAACAGAGGTAGATAATAGTGGGGGAAGTACTGGTGGAGGAATTAGTAATTTCGGTGGTGGAATTGTAGCACAAACTGTAAATAATATTATTGCATCTAATTTTAATCCTGGTACCGGTGGAGTAGCACCACCACCACCGGCATATTATAACCCACAATTAGATAATGGTACTAGTAATGGTGTAGGGTTAAACTGTTCTACAGGACTTTCACAAAAAACTGGTACAATAACAGTCACCCAAACACCATCCTTAGTTACGGTAGAAGTAGATGGTGGAAATACGGCATTAGCTAACAATGTATCAGGTGCCTTTGGTGTTGAGATATTTAACCCTAATGGTTTTTATACTCCATCACCGCCTGAAGTTACTATAGAAGATAGTCCTAATGCTACCACACAACCTAGTGCATATAGTAACCCATTAAATGGTACTATAAATACGGGTGACTTAAAATATTATAATATAGTATTCAATAACACAGGTACTTACGATTATACTTTAACGTATAATTGTTTAAATAGTAATCAAAACGGTTATATTGCTTTACGTACATAAATGAAAATAAGACAATAAATATTTATAGTTAATGGATAACAAATATAAAATATTATTAAATAAAGAAAAATCAGTTAACTCTGTAAATCAGAATTCTAATGTTCCATTAAATTTAGAAAATAAGAATAGATTATTACCGTTAAGTGATGAACAAAGTGTTATTGATAGTTACGAACAATTCGAAAAAGAAAGAAAAGAATGTACTACATATAGATTCTATGGGGTAATAAATACGGTGGCTAGTAATTGTTTATATAATGAAAATGTTAATATAGTAACAATTAATAATAATTCTTCGGGACGTACAGTACCTTCTCATAGTATATTTGTTAATGATGGTTGGTATGGGTATTATGATGATGTAGATTTATCCACACCCCAAATGCAAAATGATAATGAGTCTTCTTTATGTCAGTTTAAAACATTTGATCCTGGGTTTGATAGATTATTAGGATTAGATAGTGATGGAAAACAAAATTATTTATATAAAATCACATACCCTTTTGAAATAAGGGATATTAATTTAGTAGTAAACAAACAAGGGGTATCACTAAAAGATGGTATACAAGTAATAGAAAAAGGTGTTGTAACAATTAATAATAGAAACTATGTTTATTTCAAAACACCTATAAATCATGGACTTTCTGAAGATGATGAAGTTAAACTTTTAAATTTTACTGATAATCAAAATGGAGGATTGTACTTAAATAAGAGAACTTTTAATGTTGTTAAATTAGGTAATCAAAATAATAATTTAACAGAAAGAATATTTGTGTTAGACATTAATCCTGTAGATATAGATATAGATTTAGGTGTGTCTACTATTAAAAGAGTAGTTGCTGGTATAGAATCAGAATATTATGTTAGAAGATTAAAATGTTTAACAACAGAAGAAAAAGAATATGATATTTATCCTGCCGCTTATGGAGTTAATTATTTTGATGATGGACAAGCAAGTTTTTATTTTAAGAATGATATTGACATAGATGGTTTAAGAGATAATTTAGGTAGACCACTTAGCGAACTATTTTTAACTATAGTAAAAAATGATAATGATACACCACTAACAGATTCTAAAAATAGATATTGGATAGATCAACAAAAGACATTACCGCCAGAAATAAAAAATAGATTTTGGATGCCGATAGTTGGTGGGTATGAAACAGAGAAAAATGTAAATGTTAATTACAATATTAGGGCAGTAGGTGCAAATTATCCTGGGGGTAACCCTAATTACCCACAAGTGTATTTTGATAATATTGATGAAAGTGACTTAACTTTTGATAACGATATAGTAGAATATAATGAATACGAATTAACAGAAAGAACTTTAGAGTTTATATATCATAGGATTAATACTGTATATAGAGATAATTTAAATACCATTGATAACACTAAACCAGATAAAAGAGAAGGGTATATCTATAATCCTCACCAATTAATCACTATAAGAGAATTTTCAGAATATATTGAAGAAGGTGATTCGCAAAATACTTTTAATATACCAGATTATGCACAGTTAAAATATTCTGCAACATCTGTTAGTAATATTGTAGATGCGGGGGTTATTAAAAAATTTTCCACAATACCGCTAAGTAGTAATTCTAAAATCTATAGGTGGAGAGATTTATTAGATATTGGGTTTGTGGATGGAAATGGTGTTGGTGTAGAGTACCCATTTGAAAGTGGGGCACATTATATATATTTAAATAATAGTTTTTATTTATTTAGACAAGATCCACCGTGTGAAATCGATTTAACGGAAAAAAGTGTAACATTACCTCAAGATAGAGATTTATTTATTAATTACACTAGTGAACCTACTTTTTACAATTATGAGGTAGAAAATGTAATTGGTATTTTAGGTACTAATGCACCGGTAGATTTATTAGACACTAGTATATCACCAACTAATGTAGATATAAAATTTATCACCTATAGTGGGGAATATAATTTAGGGGAAAGAGATACACCAGGTGGGTGTGTTGACTATTCATTATTAGAAGAAAAAACCATAACTAATGTCTGTTAATAAAATTAAAATACCACTTAAAGATATTAATATATCGGGATCTTCAATTAACATTAATGTTAATTTAGATTTTACGCCTATTGATAATACTGAATTAATAGAAACTAAATTAATTGATGATGAAAGAGAAAAGAGTATTAACCCAATTATAGACTATAAGAAAATTAGGTTTTTTCCTGCAGACAATAATTGGAATATTATAAGGAAATTTAAAATTAATTTAAATTTCTTTACATTTAAAAATACAGATTATTTTTATAGTAATGCTCCGAGTTATAATGGTGCTTCTGCGTATGGTGATTTAGGATTTTCTTTTGACGATATCTTTTGTAGGGCAGATAGGGTTATGAATAGTTATTTAACTTTTAATTATTATGATTCTGATGAATTACCTAATAATTTAATAGGTAGTACTAATATCTTCACCCAAATATTAAACGATCAAAAAAACGAATACGGATTTGTTTTACCGATTAATGAATGTCCTGTTAGTTTTATTTTAGGGGATTCTACTTTAGAACCAGAAACAGTACATGAAGGATATTATATATATTGGTTTAAAGATTTAGTAGATAATGCGCCGAATCAAGAATATGTAATGTATTTAGAAGTTACATATCAAAATGCGGGAAATGGTTTAACTACTCTACATTATGGTAGAAAAACAGTTAATTATAATACTTTAAATTTAACACAAATTAATCAAAATAGATTTTTAAAAATTGTTTTGAAAAATGATAATGGGATATATAAGTATAGATTTGAACCCAATTCTCAACAAACTGCATTTAATGGTGGGCCGGGTGGAATAAATTTAAATCCCCAAAGTAACATATCAGATTTGCCTTATTTAACATTTTGGCAAATTCAACCAAATAAAGGAAACTAAACGTAGAGATGAAGGTAAAAAGAAATATAGAAAATTATAAATCTAGGTTAGATAACTACACTTATGGGGCAATTACTGCAGACACAGTGGATATAAATGTTTTTTTAACCCAAACTATGGACGATCAAGGAATATTTACAGATTACCCTTTTAAACCATTATTACCTTATCTTACACAAAAACCAAATGATTTAGGCACATTTAATTCATTTGTTTATGGTAGATTTCCTGCTGCGCCATTAGCCTTTTACATTAATCCACCAATTAGGGTTGAGGGGAGTAGTGATGATTCTAAGTTACCTGACGTATCCTCCTATAGAGTAGATCCACTAACAGGTGAACCTATATTTGTAACTAATTTAGATATGACAGGAAATGCAGATTTAATATTTACAGGTGCTCTTTCTCAAAATAGTCAAAGTGTTACTTATGTTTTAAACGCTAATAGTAACAATATTACGACTACAGGTGTTCATTTTATTACTTTTTTAAATGAGTATGAAAATAAAGAAGATGAAAGTGGTAATTTAGTAAGATATAGAAAAACAGATTTTTATAGTGATGTTAATAGTGTAACTGAGGAAACAGTAACACTTTCTGCATTAACTAAACAAGAAGAATATTTTGGTTTAGTATTTAAACCAGAAGTTGATAGTGAAGTATTTATAGATAGAGGTGTGGCAGATATTTTTGAAAGACATGCTTTGTTAGGTGAAATAAAGACAACTAATGATATAGATAATAATAGAAATGGGTTTTTAAGAACCTAAAAAAAAGATAATTATGGCAACAGGAAATTATGGAACAGTAAGACCAGCAGATGTAGCGGTAGAGGATATAGAGATATTATACTCTTATAGTCCTAATAGGGGGAGTAATTCAGCACAAACAGTTTTGACAGAATTAGACCCAACACAGGTTTTAGTACCTGCAAATAACCCCAATAATAATAAAGAAATTTTAGGGGGAATGTATACTTTAAAATTACCATCAAATGAGTTTACTGCTAAAGGATTTTATAATATTATTATTAGACCAAAACAAATTAGAACTTCTATTGTTGCGTGTGGTACGTTAGCTAGTAGTCCTGATATCATAGGTATGGTAATAAATTTAAATGATTCTAATATAGACAATGCCGATAAAGTTAAATTAGAAAATGGAAATTTAGTAGGGTATAGAGTAGAGTATTTAACTACTAACACAAATGCTGAACAAGATAAAATACAAAATTTATTTAGGGTAGTGACATCCAATAATAGAGTACTTGCAGTATCGGAAAACTTAAGTAATTCATCTGATCAAGTATTATCATATTCTTTTGATGATAGTTCTTCATTAGTTTTCTGTACATTAACTCCGTCTTCTGCACCATCTATCAAACCAAATGTTTTACCATTTATTGGAGAACCGGGTCAAGATATTATTATAACTAATACATTTTTTAATCCTATAATGTTAGAAGTGGAAATGGTAGAGTATGATGATGAAACTTTAGCATATGCACTATATGGAAATCAAACAAAATCTTTAGAAGACGGTATTTATACAATATACAACTTTGACAATGAAATTTATAAACAATATACCTTATTTGAAGTTAAAGATCAGTTTACTGGTAAACCTCTTTATGAGGTTAGAGAAGAACTTAGTTCACCTGACTTTACAAAAGAATTTGATGACATTACAGACTTTTAGGATTAATTAGATGCCACAACAAAATCAAAATAACACCAATAATAATAATAATAGAAAAGTTATTAAAGTAGCGGGCTATGCGAAAAGAAAATTTTTCGATGGTGGTATTGAATATAGAGATTTTAGTGATGATTTAGTTGGTTTACAATTAACTGATGATGGTGGTTCATCGTTATTTACGATGGGTAACTTTAAAGTTACTACTAATTTATCCCCTAAATTAAATAAAACGTATAATCAGGGTACATATTCTGATTTTTATGATTTAGATAGTTTGGATGATAAACAATTTGGTGCGGTAAAAGTACAAAAAAACCAAAAAGCGGGATTAAATTTAGATATAACAAATCCTTTAAGTTATATTTTATATGGTTCTTCCGAAGAAAAAATTAGAGTTTCATTGGAATATATACAAGAATATTTTCCAGCCGCAATTTATGTAGATAACAAAATAGGTGCAATAACGGGTAATAATATCACAGATTATGTCTATGATAATTTAAATGATGAGACTAGTTTTACTGTTAGTACTAATTATTTTACCAATCCTTTTGGTATAAATTATACATTATCTTATAATCTAGTACCTGAGGATCAGATACCCAATCCACTAAGAAATTTAACAGTTAATTACAATCAGTATGTTATAGAACATAATGGAATAAGTAAAAAGATAAAATCTTTTAGTGGTTCTACTACTAAAACTAATGCAACATTAAAATTTGTTGTAGAAGGAAATCCCTTTCCTGAAATAACAGGATTAAATTTTTCACAATTTACTTTTTTAAATCCTACTTATAATGCATCTATTCCATTTTTTGTAAAACCAAATGAATTAAAGTGTGAAGAATTTTTCAGTGGTTTGAATGACTTAGAAAAAAACTTATTGAATAGAGATGTATACCCTATTTATACGGCAACTTTTAGTCTACCAAAAGAAACCACTCAGGGGGTTATAGTTTATAGTGATGAAAAGATAACTTTTCCTGTTTTAACAGATGGATACAATCTTAACTTTTTTGATGGGATATATATTACTTATTTAGATGAAATCACTTCTATTGGTGAAACTTTAGATAAGTTTAAAACTGATATTATAAAGAGAAAATATACTGCAGAAGTTATAACAGGATTTGATACTATCCCTAGGGGTGATGGTGGAGAAGATATGGTGATAGATGGTGCAAAAGCAACTAAATTACTTAGAATTTATGGGGTTGAGTTTGATGAAGTTAAAAAATATATTGACGGTATTAAATTTGCACATGTTGTTACTTATGATAAGAAAAATAACACACCTGATTCATTAGTAAAAGATTTAGCTAATATGTTAGGGTTTAGTAAATTTGATTTCTTAACTAACCCAAACATTTTAAATAATGTATTACCGAGTAATGGTAAAGGATTATTTAGTGGTACATCTACACCACTTAGTTTAGAACAAATAGATATTGAGTTATACAGAAGATTAATATTAAATGTTGCTTGGTTATGGAAAAGTAAAGGTACACGTAAAGCAATAGAATTCTTATTTAGATTTATTGGTGCACCAGAATCTTTAGTAAACTTTAATGAACATATTGTAATTGCAGATAAACCCGTAAATATACCACATTTAAAAAGTTTATTATATTTGTATACGGGTAGTTCTAATTTGAAAGATTTACCATTCGATGATGATGGTTACCCCTTACCAATACCCAACGGTGGATTAGTATTAGTTGGTTTTGATAACACTACTACACCACCATCACCAATATATGAAACTAATTGGTTTCAAAAATCTGGTGGGTGGTATAGAGAAACTGGTGGTTTAAACCCACCTATTGATATAACTGAGGATAATAATCCACACGCGGGTGTATATGATGGTGGTGCATTTTATTTAGAACAATTTTTAACCTGTCCATTTCCAAATGAGATAGTTAGTAAGTTTATTACTTTAACAGGTAATACACTTTATGAGAACCAATTTATAAATTATAATGATGGGTTTATAAATGGTACAATGGATAATGATATATTATATATTACTCCAGTATCTTCAGTTAATAATCAAATAATAACCGAAGGTATTGATATTGATTTTACTGTGGTATCTTCACCAGCAACTTCAGGAGGAACTACTATTTTTGAACAATTATGTACTGAAGCACTCGAAGAATATAATGAATGGGTAGAACTAATTAAAGAAAATTGTGAATTGATTTACTCACCCGAATGGTTTAGAGTACAACAAAATTATATTGTTGCGAAAAATAATTTAAATAGAGAACAAAGTAGTAGGGGAACAGGTATTAATGAAGCATTAGAAATATGTATAAATGTTGATTGTGAAAATATTGAAGTTATAGAAAACCCTTGTGATCATTATGAGATGATTAATGAAGATGGGTTTATATATTTTGTTAATGAAAATGGTAAAAAGGTATTTTTTGAGGAATTTCCTCAATGTTGTGTTTCGGCAGGTGGAGAATATTATACATATGTAAACCAAAAAAATCAAAAAGCATTCTTTTGTGCTAGCGAATCCCCTTGTATAGGAAATCCTATTAGTAGTAATGGAGAAGCAATTTTATTTGAAGTAGAGGGAGTTAATGCAGTTCCCGATAATATTATTTCAATAACTACCCCGAATAATGATAGACCCACAAACGATGCTAGACGCACCACAGAAAATGAGTTATGTAAAGAAAATAGTGGTAGTAATACACTTAATGGGTGTTTCCAATTAACCGAACAAGGAGAATATTACTTTGGTTTTAAAACTAAACCTAATGAAGAAGATTTTAGTACTAAAATTAGTCCTAGAGAAGCACCTTTTGTTGTATATGATAAAAATAATAATCCTGTAGGGTATATCCCACAAGTTCCTGGTATGACTTTATTTACGGAAGGAATTGTTGCGATTAATTATGTTAAAAGTAATGGTGGTATTGTTTATCCATCTTATCAGTCATCGTTTGGAAACAATTCCGAATCAAGTGATCCACAACAAGCCTTAGATAAATATGTGAATAACATACGACAAGGTGGTGAAGTACCTTCAGACTTTTATAAATATTTTACATCAGTTGATTGTGATAAGAAAAATACTACTTATGAATCTAGTATAGAATGTTGTACATATCATGGATTCGATCATTATTATGTGAATATCACTGACCCAACGGATGGGTCGGTTAGACAAGTTGTTTATTGTAGACCTAAAGATACTTCAGCAACTGGTGATCTTACACAACCCTCTACACCTGGTTTAGGGGATATATTAGACCCAGGAAAAGAAATAGATAAAGAAATAGAAGTAATAGAAAGAGAAAAAGAAGTAATAAATAAAAAAATAAGTGAAGAACCTTCTTTATCAAGTAAACAAAAAACCGAATTAACTACACAAAAATTAACTTTAGAACAACGTACACTAGATTTAAATTCGCAAAAACAAAAAATGGAAGTGTCAAATCGTAAAACTATGACACCTGCCAATGAAAAAGGGTTTAATAAATACGTAGAAGGAAGTAACCTCAATGCAGTTAAAACAGAAGGTGATCAATTAGTAGTAGGGAAAGACCCTAAAGGTGTATATACACAGGGAGTTGACTCTACAAAACCAAATAACCCAACCACTGATTTTGGTTCACCATTTAGTAATCCAGACTTAATGGATAGTATTAATTGGGAAGTTGCTTCAGTAGATCAATATGGTAGAATAACATTTATACCTATAGATCGTAATTATGATGATGTCTTAAGTTGGGAATTATTGGCAGGAGAAGGTGCTGATTTATACAAAGAATGTTGTTTATTACAAGGTTATACTTTTGGAGAATTCCAAATTAACCCACAAACAAATGAGTTAATACCCTATAACGGACAACCTAATGAATATACTAATGGTAGTACTTTTTATGCTTGTGTAGATAATACAACCTTACCTTGTACCGAACTTAAAGATGTAAAATTAGTTTTTGGTAGTAATGGTAATAATGGTTTCTTTTTACCGGAAAATACAGAAAGTAATGAGGTAACCATTAAGTTTGATTATATGATTAAATATAATGCAGAAGAATTAATTAATTGTGCAAATATAGAAGTATGTAAAATACCATTAGATTTATATAATAATAGTATCTATAACTTAGATTGTAGAAACTTTATCGTCTTTACTCAAACCGAAGATAATAAGAATATTTTAAAAGATAATATAAACTATATTGATTCTGACGTATTTGCACAGAATGATTTTAGTTTAAATTCACCCAATGTAGGGGATTTAGTTGTAAGTGAATTAGATGGTATACCTAATTTAATACCTTATTGGTCAACACAAAACTTACAAGTATGGCAAACTCCTGGTTTACAACAACAAATAGATGTAGAGGGAGACTGTTGTAAAGCATTTGGTGGTAATTTATTACCAATAGAACAATGGGGTCCGGTAAACGAAGATAATGTTTATAATATTAGACGTGAGTTTAATATTGCAATCAAAGCAATTTCTAATAATACACGACAACCAGAATGGGTAACACCTGAAATGTATTCTAATTTTAAATTAATCAACGATAACTTAAATAAGGTTAATAAAATTATAGAAGAAGGTTGTTTAAACTATACTCTATTTACGGAAGATAATTTCTGTGATGATTTTGAAAGATTAATAACAACTGAAAAGGTATGTGCGTTACTAACACCATTAGAATTAGGGGTTAATAGTGAAATGCTAAAAGAGTATTGGAAACTAATAAACCAACTTTTATTAATGCAAAAAGAACTAGAAATCTGTGTTGAAAGAAAAGAAGGTTTAAGTAAGATTATTGAAGAGGTAGATAAAGAAATGGTTTTAGTAGAAGTAGAAAAAGAAACTAAAAGAGGAGATTATAGAAAAACAGAAACTAATTTAGAAAATGACCTACTAACTAAACAAAGAGAAATTTTAGAAATTGATGATACATTAACTAACTTAAGAAACCAAAATACGGCAATTGATGTAGTTAAACAAGATAATTTACCTAAATTAGATTGTAACTTATACCAACAACAGATTAAAGAGGCACAATCATTTAATGTTGAGGAATTTTGTAGAAATCAACCACAACCTACTACAGATAATCCAGATGAGATTTTATCTGCATTTAATACATGTGTAAATCAAAAAAGATTTGAGATAGAACAAGAAGTAAAAAAATATCAACGATTATTTGAAAGTTGTGTTAATAGTAATGTTTATAGTGAAGAAATAACTAGGGCTAGAGTTAATAATGATACTATAACTGAAGAAAGATTTACAGAAGAGTATAATACTACATTAAAACAAATAGATGAATTACAAGCAACAATTTATTGTGAAGATATTAGTGAGTTAAATGAATCTCTTAGAACAAATAAGGAACAAGAAAATAATATTGAAAAAAATGTAGATGTTGTTGCAAATATTTTAGGTGTTGAACCAACTACTATTAGAAATGGTAATACAACTGATTTAACTACCGAACAAAAAGTTGAGGTGACTAGAGTTGCTAATGTGAATAAAACAACAGAAAATAAATTATTAATACAAAAAGAAGAAAAGGAACAAGAATTAAGAAGTTTAGAAACTTTTAAAACACAAGTACGAAATGAATTTAAAGAACAAGAAAGAGAATTAGATGAAAACCTAACCAATATAAATAACATTAAAGAAAATATTGTTACAGAAAATAATAATACGGTAGGTAGGGATTGTTGTAAAGAAACTTTAAATGTTGTACGTAAATTAGTTAGTAATATTAAAAAATATAGAAATAATTTATATTATGAAACCGAAGCACTATATCAAGGGTGGTATTTACAAAGATTTGAAGAATATAAATTATTCGTCAATGAGAAGATGGCAACTGCTTTTGAATATATGGATGAATTAAACCTTAATTTTAATATTGAAGTGGATAACACTTCTGTGGGTAGTCAACCACCTAATCAAATATCTTCTAATCTAACTACTTTACCAATAATGGGTAATAGTAACCCCATTTGGACATTCCAACCTAAAAATTATAGTGGAGTCGTTATTGGTGGGTCACAATACAATTCAAATCTAATTGAAGATTCAATAACAACCGCATTAATACAAAATGGGTATCCTGGTTTAGATGCAGTATTTGAACCACAATGGCAAAATTTTGAGATGACATTACCTCAAAATGTAATAGATAATTTAAGACAAAGTTACCCTAATAAACAATTTTATATTTCTTTGGAATTAGAAAATTATGAATGTAGTGTGTGTTTATTAATTGATAATATTCAAATAAATTATAAAACATACGATATACTACCATTTTATAATACTGAGGGTTGTGGGTTACCAGAATTAAGTTGTGTTATAGATAATAGAAAATCTTGGGTATATAAAGGAGATACAATTAACCCAGTTACTCACTTACCTGATGGTGAATGTCAAAAAAATGAAGTAACTTGTGCAACTCCACTACAAATAACTGCACAAAATAGATTATGGCAAAATTTAGAGTATAGATACACTGAATATGATTTTAATCATTCAGATTTAATCATCAACAGTAAATCTGCAGCATTTCAGATAGATCCGTCTAAGTCTATTGAATGTGATGTTTATAATTTTTGGAGAAATATTGATTGTGATGAATGTCCTACCTCTTGTACGAGTGGTGAAAGTATTACATATGAAGGTAAAGTACAATATACTGCTAGTTCTTACACTGATTACAGTGTTGTATTGAGTGGTACTTCTGCTGGTGGTTTCACAGGAGATTGTAATACGTATGTGAGTTTATTAAATACTAATACTAATTTATTAAAAGAAGAATATTATGTATTAACGGCAGATTATTCACAAGCATTAAGTGCTGGATACACTGATTTTATTAATATTGGTGGTAGTATAGACACATTAAACATAGTAGAGAATGATTGTCAGGGTGATACTATAGTGTTAGGAAATAGATTTGATTTAAATGAGGAACAAAGATTAATTGTTGAGGATAGTGACGGAACGGTTTCTTTATGGGGACTTTATGTATATACTGGTTCGACACCTTATAGTGGTGGTGATATAAATGAAGTTATTAGTGGTGTATCTGCACAAACATTTAATCAGACTAGTGGTATGACAGAAGAATGTTGTGAATCATTAAATAAAACATTATCATCTAAAGGTAAAAAAGGATTAAGTTTAGATAAAAATTATGTGTGGGACACAACATTGAGTGGTTGTACTTGGAGAGAAATTAATGATGGTCAAGGAGATTGTACACATTGTGGTAACACTACCGAATCTTCCTTTACTGCTACTAGTAGTGGGTTAACTTGTGAAGTAGTTAACAAAACGATATGTGTAAATCCGGTAGATTTCTTAGATACTCCCCCATCTCAAATAAAAGTAAAAGAGGTGTTTGATGAAATGGTACAGAGAAATTTAATTAATGCACAAAATAGACAAACACTTAGTGGATACCCAACACTTAAACTATTTTACGAATTATATTTAAATGCAACTAATTGTGGTAAAGATTATAGTGGTAAGTTAACTTACAATAATCTATTCCAATTTATGGATTTAATTGGGGATTATTGGTTAGAATTAATTGAACAAGTAATTCCATCTACCACTATTATGGAAGGGTGTGAAAACTCAGGTAAAGTTTATAGGAATACTATTTTTGATAATAATAAATTTACCTATAAGAAATACAGTTTAAACTTCTTAGAAGTAACTAATGAATGTAATGTTAGTGGTGTTACAAATAATTCAATAGGTCAAGAAACTGTAGATGTTGCAGTTGAAGAAGTTTGTTTAGGTGGTGGATGTTTAGGACAATCTAATAAAGATTGTGAAGATAGTATAAGTGTATTACAAGGACAAATTGATACGTTACAATCCACTATAACTAGTATTGATGATCAATTACAAGTAATACAATTAGCAATAACATCATTAAAATCACAAAATAATAGTAATAATACTAGTAAAGAAACGTCTAAAGAAAATACGTTTAAACAAAGAGAAGACGAAAAGGCAAAAAAAGAAGAAAATAATAAAATTAAAGAGGAGGTAAGAAGACAAGAAGAAGCAGCAGCTAGAGAACAAAAAGCTAGGGACGCAAGAAATCAAAGAGATCAATTAAGTTAAAAAAAAAGATATGAAAGACCCTAAAATAAAAATAATACAAAATAGTCCAGAAGGTAAACAAAAACCGCCTTTGGAAGTGGATACTAATGCGATACCTAAACCTAATCCGACTACCCCAACTAATAATTCTTCTAATCAGGCACAAATTACTACATTACAAAATCAATATAATTCATTGGTTAACCAAAAAGAAGTTTATACTAACGAACTAGACTTATTAAATCAGCAATTACAACAACTTAAAGATGATTGTGAAGAACTAGCTGCACAACAAGCTCAACAACAACAACAATTTATATCAACTAAAGACGATTGTAATTCTTTAAGTATTGAGATAGAGGCGGTGCAACAACAATTAAAGTTAATCCCACCTAGTACAGTAAGTGGTTGTACTACTAATTCTTCATATAACAGTTTACTGGCTTATTTAAATGAATTAAAAGAAAAATATAATAATTGTATAACTGGTGCTCAGGCTACTAATGTTACACAATATAATACGGTATTTATCACACAAATATACAACACTAACGAATATGAAGGTAATGTGACAGTTATTGGTGATGATGAGTGGGATGATAATAACCAATTAATTAATGATTGTATACAATAAATATATTTATAGATAATGGCGAATATAAAAGGAAATATTACAAACCCAATTACTTTAAACGGTAAAGTTGTTTCAGAAATAGAGGTAAGGACTGATTTTACTCCAACCTTAAATGTTAGTTATTTGGCAAATTCTTTATCACCTTCCCTTTTTACTGTAAATAACGCTTATTTCTTAGATGATTTGTCTAATGTGAGAGATTTAATTTTTAAAAGTGTACCAGTAACATTAGGGAATAGTGCATTAAAAGATTCATCCCCTAATAAATTATGTTTATTTAATTATGAAGTGGATGGTGATGGTAATTTAGTAGATATGGATATATTTGCTAATATCCCAATGCAATACATAGATGGTGGTAAAACGTATACACAATATGGTGCTATTAGTGAGAAGAAAAATTATTTAGGGTGGGAGCCTTTGAGTAATGAAGACAAATATTCACACATTGAGAGAACAGATGTATATGGGTTTGATTATCCACAATTTACCCCTAGAGGCACTAGAAAGATACCTGTAACAGAAAGTGCGGATACTTTATGTGGCCCAGTTACTTATGTAGAAAATGAATATACCTATGATAGATTAAATTATAATTGGTTTTTCGGTAATAATGCGGGAATAAATTTTAATACAATAAAAAGTGGGGCAACACCAGTTACTATTACAGGTAGTGTAGTATCACAAGAAGGATGTTCTTCGATATCTGACCAAGAAGGTAATCTATTATTTTATACAGATGGTGAAAATGTTTATACTAAGTTAAATACTATAATGTTAAATGGGACTGGATTAAGTAGTTCAGGAACCTCCACACAATCTAGTATTATAGTACCCCAACCTGATAGTAATAATTATTATATTTTCACTACGGATTTTGAAGGGAATCCAGATGGGTTTGAATATAGTATTGTTGATATGACTTTACAAGATGGTTTGGGGCAAGTAACTACAAAAAACATTAAGTTGATTAATAATCCAATAACTGAAAAAGTAACTTCTTGTAATCACGCAAATGATGAAGACTATTGGGTTATTACACATACAAGTGGAGATTCTAGATATTACGCTTATAAGTTAAGTAGTAGTGGGTTAGTTGCACCTGTTATTTCTAATATCGGTCAAGTTCATAACAGTAGTAGAGGGTATATGAAAACTTCTTTAAATGGGGATAAATTAATTTCCTTATTATACGATGAAAACATAATTCAAATTTTAGACTTTGATGCGTCGGGAGGTACATTAAGTAATGAAATAGTTTTAACGGGATTAACATTTAGTAATGGTCCGTATGGATTAGAGTATTCTTCAGATTCTACTAAATTTTATGTTTCGGATGGGGCATCCCAAACTATTAAACAGTTTGATTTGAGTTACACTTCTTCCACAGAAATGGTGGAAAATGTAATAGAAGTGGCATCTATAACTGACTCTAGTTTAGGTGCGTTGCAAATGGGTCCGGATGAAAAAATATATGTGGCAGACAATTTAAAAAATCATTTACATGTTATACATCGACCTAATGGATTAGGGGTACAATGTAATTTTCAAGAAAGAGGGTTTTATTTAACTGGTGTCACAAGTGGTATAACTTCTACATGGGGGTTACCAAATACCGTCACAACCAAAGATCTTTCTTGTGACAGATATATTTACGTCAGTGAAAGAGATAGAACACCTTTTGAATTTGATTTAATAATGAATGATGTATCAAATGTTATTCAACCTAATATGTTGAACTTTACTGCGGAGATATATCCATTTAACCATAATACGGGTGCTTTTGATGTAGAAAGTTTATTTAACCAATCATTTACTTATGATAGGTTTAGTGGAGAAAGCGGTACTACTTTATCTATACCAGTTAGTGGGGTTAGTGAAGGAGAATTTATAATTAAAGGTTATTATGAATATCCGATAAAAACATTGCTCCAAAAACAGTTAGGTTTTAGAAGAAATAGTATAAATAATTATAAAAGAGGTACAGAGTATAATATCTATAACCCTGAAACGGATTGGTATTTTTTAAATATATATGAGGCAGATAAACCTACATTTAGTAATACAGATGTAACACCCGTCAGTACTATTAGTAATTTGAAGGTTGTTAGTACTTTTACTAATTCTGGAGACACTATTTTTTATTATAATTCTCAGTCTGATCCTATTGTAACTTATAATGGTGTGGTATTGGCTAAAGATATAGAATATAGTGCAATTACAACAGGTACAACCCCATATGTTTTATTTAATACACCAACATTGGCGGATCAAATGGTTACTTTAGCTTATGTAGAAGAAGGTAATACAAATGAGTTAATTGCAGATACTTATACCGTTATTGCACCAATAGCGAGTGGTAAAACAAATGAACAAACTTCTGAAGATAAATTGTATTATAATACAGATAGGGCTAATTTTGAATTCTATTTAGAGATACAACCTTATGGTGACGTTATTTTTACATTAAATGGTACACCATTATCTAATAATATAGAATATCTTCGTTCTTCTAGTGATTTTAGAAGAATAATAATATTAGTTGATATTAAACCGGGAGATTTAATACAAGTATTTTATAATCCATTAACGGGTGTGTTTGGACCTTTACAAACGAATGAACCAACATTATCTTGGTCTATAGTTAATGCTCCTACATTAGGACAAAGTGGATTGTTCACAGTTCAAATAACCAATGTTACTGACGAGGATTATGAAAATGTACAATATTTTGATAGTGTACCATATGTGATTGGACAGAGAACATATTCAGTAACAATGAATTTATCTAATGCAGTGGCAGGTGATAAATTAATGTATAGAATAAAAAATGAAAAATTTTATACCCCAATAGTGGGACAAATAATAACAAGTGTTGCTTATAGTGACTCAATTCCTATAGAAATAGTCACAAATAAGGGAAATATTTATTAATAATATTTACATTGAGCATATTTATAATAAAATAATAATTAGTAATGAGTTATATAAATAAACAAAATACCGCTTTAGTAAGAGTTAAGTTAACTGATATTGGTAGAGAACAATTAGCACAAGGAAAATTAACATATAATTCTTGGGTGGCAGGTGACTCAGAAGTGGACTATAATTATGTTAAGGGATGGAAAGAATTTGTACCTAGTAGTAATGCGGCAACTGGGGAGTTTTTCTTTTATGGGGGAGACGGTTCAGTAACTAGAAATATTTATTCAAAAGTTTTAAGACCTAAAGATGAACAACCATTTTTCACTTCATTTCTTTTAAATAACCAAAACGAATTTATACAACCAATTGATACACAAAGTAGTTTACAATTAATAAAAGGTGTTGTAAGTAATCAGGCGGCAGATAGAGGATTTTTCTCTGGGTCGACTGTTGATGTTGGGTTAACGGCACAAACTTCAACAGAGTTTATTAAAGAAAGTGGTACAATTGATTTATCTAATTTTACGGGTGAAATTGAGGCTACACCCTTCATACAAGGGGTTTTATCAGGAATTACACTAACCGCAACCAGCGAAGATGATTATATAATGTTTAGATTTAGTAATCCAACGTTAGGTGATGTGGATACACCACAAATGACTGCAGCAACTGTCAATCAATTTTATAATATAACAAGTATTAGTGGTTCGACTATCAAAGTAGATAGAGAATTACCTAATTTTAGTGGTTTTGCTGGTACAATTATAACTTATTATACTCTACCTGGTGGTGATGATCCGGAAGATGATTATTATGGATTACCATCGTTATCTTCTTATTGGAATACAGGTACACTTTCTTTTGATAGTAGTTGTGATATTTGTGTAGAAAATATACCAGTGTGGAATATGAACAATGTGTGGACAGAAAATATGGCAGGACAATGGAAAGAAAACACACAAAATTACCATAATCACACATTATTTGGTTCAGAACAATATGCAGGAACTAAACAATATCTAAAATATAATGAAAACCCAACAGTTACACTTAATAGTAATCAGTTATCTGTTAGTTATATGGATCAATATGTAAAAGGTATTTCTATTATCCATTATACTAATAGTTGTATTTCTAATTTTTATGGGGAAATGTTTAATATAGACGGACAAAGTGGTAAATTATTGAATTTAGATATTCCTGTAATGTGGCACAGACGAAGTGACGGAGGAACTGCCAGTGGTACTACATTAGGAATGAGATTTGTTAGTGACACAATAGAAAAAACATTAAGTAATACTGATATAGAATATTATGATTTAATAGAGTTTAGTGGAATGTCTGTTACACCAGATGCACCATTAGCAGTGGGTAAAGTATTCCCACAATTAAAGATTGTGGTTATTGATAATGAAGAATTGTTGGCAGCAATGTCTTATAAATCAAATAGAAACTACTCACTTCCTGATTTGGCAGCTAATTTAATCCCATGTGTAGATGGTGATTGTACCGGATGTTTAAGTGCGGGCGAGTCGATGTTTTTAACATATGCTTTACAATATACGGGTAGTACAGGATTTACAACTGTTTTACCTTGTCAAAGATATACAATACTAGAAAATAATACTCAAAGTGATAAAGATTTACAATTTAGAATTAATAATGTGAGTCAATTACCTTATATGAGAAAATTAGAATCACCTTCATATGATGGTTATGGATTTTATGCAAATCAGTTTGTTTTATTAGCACAAAAAATAAATAAAGCAACACAGACTAGACCAAATCCATCTGAATGGAGAGTAGTAGATTACACAAGTCCTTTAATAACTAGTGTAGCTGGAGAAACTATTGACCCAATTCTTTTGGAAAATCAAAATAGTGCAAATACAGGATTTGAATTAATAGGTAGTGTGTATGATGCAGCAAGTGCCAATACATTTAATTTAGGGGTTGAATTAGACTTACCTAAAGGAGATAGTTATGGTAAATTAAATTTTGGGGATGAAAGATTATTTTATGGTAATTTAAGAACTTTTATTGGTGCAACAATATACAAAACTTTATTTACCATAAATGTGGATGGAGCTACTTTACAAAGTAGTTGTAATACCACTTATACTGTAGGTACAGATAGATTTATTTCTGAAGTGGGAATTTTAGATAGTGATGGTAATTTAGTATTAGTAGGTAAATTATCTAGACCAATAAGAATAGCGGATAGTAGTACTGCCTCTATTGAACTAACAATTGATTTTTAAAAATATTCTAATGGGATTTATAAGTTCAGCAACAACAGTATCAATAACCGCTAAATTAACTTTAGCTGGTAGACAAAGACTATTAACACAAAGCAATCAAATATTAACACACTTTGTTTTAGGTGATTCAGATGCCAATTATAGAACTAGTGGTTTGTTAAGTACAGGTACAGTTCCCGCTAATAGTGGTAACTTAGGTGAAAATGGTGGAGTGAATGATAATATAGATGTGGGTGTAGGTATTAAAAATAAATTATATTTAGATAATACACAAATTAATATAAAGCCAGTTGAGTCGGGTTCTAATGTAGTAAGTAACACTACGGTATCATTAGGGGAAACTGTAGTAAGTGGTACTAATTTAACTTATGCATTATTAAATAAAAATGATGGTACATCATCTTTCACTAATTATTTTGAAAGTTTAAGATTACCTATACTACCATCTAAGAAAAATTTGTTTACTGGTTCTACATCAGCCGATGGTGGTTGGGCAGATACTGCGTTTAGTGGTTTGGCTAGTGATAGAGTATTAATGTTATCGATAAACACTGATAGTTATGGTGAATTAATAGATGGTAAGAGTATAAAAGCAACTTTACCAATAGCAACAGGGTATACTTCAGGTGGAGATGTTACTGGAATTACTACCTATGATTGTTATTCTACTTTTGTTAATAGTGGACAATTTAGTTTAGTACAACAAGATGGTAGATATAAAGATGGTTCTGTTTTTACAGATGGGTTATTCGGTTCTAATTTCCCAGTTACTTATATGGTTTCTGATAATATACAACGACCAAATAATGATGTATTAAAAAGTTGGTCAACAGGATATGATTCATTTAAACCGTTTAGTGTTAATAATAAATCTTTGATTAATACTAAAAATGTTACACCAACTAACATTAATGCAGATAAGGTAATAGGTGTTGCTTATTTAGATAAAGGTTTGATTGCGTTTACGGATCCCGCAATTGTAGATAACATTGCTACTAATTTTTCAGGTGATACTGAAACCGGTATTGAGACAAATAGTTTTGGTTTCTATTATTATACTGGTGGTACATATAATACTACAGTAGATAGTATCCTAAATAATTTAGTACAAAATGTAGTATGTATTGCAGGAAGAGGAGAATTTTTTAGGTCTAATAACCCAACTATTGATATTAATGATAATGTGAGAATTAGTGAAGTGGCACTTACTGATGTTACTGGTGAAATATTAGCAATAGGGAAGGCAGATAGACAAATTATTAAAAAGAAGAATGACTTTGTAATATTTGATGTACAAGTTGTTATATAAATAAAACCTCATAGGTTTTAATAAAAAAAATGTTTTATAATGAGTAGAATACTAGGATTAGATGTGTCCACAAAAACTATAGGGATAGCATTATTTGAAGATCAAGGAGAAAAAGGAAAATTACAATTATTAACCCACATAACCCCTAAAGTTAAACCCAAACCAACAAATAATATTGAGACTTTAATTAAAAAAGTGCAAATTTTTGAAAACGATTTTTTAGAAAAATATAGTGATATAGAAATTGATAGGGTGTTTATTGAAGAACCTTTATTACGTTCTAATAATGTAAATACTGTGGCAACCTTATTAAGGTTTAATGGTATGATTTGTAGGTCAGTTTACGAAGTTTTAAATATTGTACCAGAATTTGTTTCTTCTTATGATGCTAGAAAGTTTGCGTTTCCAGAATTAATGCAAATCAGACTATTTAAAAAATCGGGAGATAGATATAGCGAGAAAGAGATACAAAAGAAAAATCCTGTGTTATTTGGTGGGTTACCATACGACATAGATAAAAAAGTAGTAATACATCAAAAAGTCAGCGAATTAGAACCTCAAGTTATATGGATGTACGATAAACACAACAAATTAACTAAGGAAAATTATGATATGACAGATGCGTATGCGTGTGTGTTGGGGGGTATGAGAAAGTGTGGTGATTGGTCATAATTTGGTTAATTAAAATAAATTCACTATATTTGTGGAAATGTCACAACTTATAGTAGAAATATTAGAGGATGTATTAGGTAACTCCAAAAAACATTACGAAAACAAAAGTCAAATATCTTTTGATTGTCCTGTGTGTTCATCCATTAAAGGATTAGATTGTGGGGACGGGAAAGGTAATTTAGAAGTTAATTATAATCATCATGTTTATAAATGTTGGGCATGTTCGGAAACTCATGGTACACATGGTACAATAAATAAATTAATCCGAAAGTATGGTAATAAAACCCATTTAAAACAATATCAATTAGTTATACCTGATAATAAAAGAATTATTGGTGAAAAAGAAAAAGTGGTAATAAATGGATTACCCAAAGATTTTACTTCATTAACTATAGATAGGGATGATAATGGTTACCGACAAGCCATACAGTATCTTAAAAAGAGAAACATTGGTTTAGACTTAATTAAAAAGTATAATTTAGGTTATGCAAATACTGGCGACTATAGAGGTAGAATAATATTCCCTTCATATGATTCTGATGGTAATATAAACTATTTTTTAGGTAGGAGTTATGAAAAGTATAGTAAATTAAAATATAAGAATCCAGAAGTATCCAAAATGGGTATTATATTTAATGAAGGCAAGATAAATTGGGATTCAAACATATATTTAGTAGAAGGTGTGTTCGATCATATAACATTACCCAATAGTATTCCTATGTTAGGTAAAGTACTAAATGATTTATTGTTTAAAAAGTTAATTGATTGTGCATCTGCAAAAGTTATCATTGTTTTAGATAATGACGCAGAAAAAGATGCAATTAATTTATACAGAAGACTTAATAGTACTAAATTAAATGGGAGAGTATTAATGGTATATATGCCAAAAAGATTCGATTTATCAGATGTACACCAAAGATTGGGTAGTAAGGGTGTAATTAAATTAATTACTACTGCAAAACGTATAAAAGAAAGTTTATTATGAAATTATTTTTAGATGATGTAAGAGTACCCTACGATGTTTTTAGATTAACAGTTAATCCACTATATGAAAATAATGAGGATTGGGTTATTGTTAGAGATTACTACCAATTTATTAATGTGATTACTAAATTCGGTGTACCAGAATATATTTCTTTCGATCACGATCTTTCGTATGATGCATATTTAAGTGAAAACCAAAAAGGAGATATAAAATATGATAGTCTTAAAGAAAAAACTGGTTATGATGCATGTAAATGGTTATGTGAATATTGTGAGGATAATAATATAGATATCCCTAATTATTATGTCCACTCTGCTAACCCAGTTGGTGCGAAGAATATTGACAGATATTTAAAAAATTTTAAAAAATATTTGGCAGTTTAAAATATTTTTTGTAATTTAGTGTTAACAAAATCAAACAACTATGAATAATTTAAATGCAATCCGAAAAAACGAAACTTCAACAAGTAACTACCCAGAGATAGACAATAAGTTCTATTATGGTAAAGTATCTCAGTATGATAACACTGGTAAATACTTTGAGTTTAGTGTTACTAATCACTTAGACGAAAACAAGAAGTATAAATTTCGTTACACCGCAAAATGTAAAGCAGGTTTCCTTAATATTAGTGAAACTCGTTACGATCAGACACCAAAACAGTTTATTGAACAAACTTATGGATTTTTAGAGAACGTACAAGTATGGAGTGAATCTGAAAACCCAACAGAAGATCATAAGGGTATTTGGTTAAATGTATTATGTACTAAAGGGAAAAAATTCTATTCTATCGATAAGAGTTTCCTTTTGAATCTGACTGTAAGTAATATGCACAACGCTTGGAAGAAGATGGTAGATTACGATCTATGGAAGAGAATGGGTACTAAGACTCACGCAGATTATCCTTACAAAATGAATAATGTCGCTACCGAAGAGGTGGCGGCATAAACCTTAAAAAAAAACAATTATGAAATATTTTAACAGACATCAATGTATGAAAAGAGAAACTTTAAGTAGTATCTCCAAAGTTATAACTGATTTATTTGGAATAGATGGTATTAGTCCTTTTGGTGGTATCTCTAATATGTTATATGGGTTATATGACGGATTTGACTATTCTGACAAAATTCGTTCACACGAAGAAATGGAAATCATTAAAGAACAAAGAATGGATTTGTATGAAAAGATTTTAAATATCTGTAAGGATATTGATACATATCCTAAACACGATTATGACGTAACAGTTCACTAAATAATAACAATAATATGGAATTGAGAATTGAGGATTTGTATAGGGATTATTGGAAAAAAATGTTAGTACAGGTTTGTCTTCGGTATACAAAAAATATAGAACAAGCAGAGGATTGGTGTCAAAACGGTTTTATAAAAATTAATAATAATTTAGATAAATATAAAAATACTGGTTCTTTAGAAGGGTGGGTTAGAAGAATAATTAGAAATACAGTGATGGATGATTTAAGGAAAAAGAAATTAGAAGTTACTTACGAAGGTTATGATGATGTGGCAGAAGAAATAATAGAGGAAGAAGATAAGTATACATTTTTACACGTAATGAAAGTTAAAGATGACTTATCCCCCAACTATAAAAAAGTTTTTGATTTACATGTATTAGAACAATTAAAACATAAAGAAATTGCGGAAATATTAAATATTAGTGAAGGTACATCTAAATCTAATTTCCACAAAGCTAAAAAATCAATTAAAAGAATGTTGTTAACTAGAAAAAATTTGTAATATGAAAAATTTTATTTTAATAGTATTTATTTTATTATCTCTTACTCTCTATAGTCAAGAAATTGATTTACATTTAAGTGATAAACAAATACCTAATTATGGGTTAGCGATGACAGGAACCGGTATGACGTTGTGTGTTATTGGTACTTCTATGAGTCAAAGTCCACAACCAACATATAGTGGGAGGTATGGTATTAATTATGTGAGATATGAATCACAAAATAATAGATCATTAAGGTTATCGACAATGGCAATAGGTACAGTAGTAACTATTGTAGGTATATTATTGCAAAATAGAAATAAAAGAAAAAACAATGACAGAGGAAGAAATATATAAAAAATGGAAAAAAATACTTAGAGGTATTTCTATAGAAGATGCGATCAGATGTGAAGGATTTAATGAAGATTTTAAAGACGGTATATTGTCTGCTAAAGAATTAGAAGAAGAAATCTATCAAATATCACTAAAATACTCTTAAAAGTTTGTTTTTAAAAAAAAATATTTTTATATTTGAAATATGATTAACCTAAATAATATAGAAAAATTTAAATTACTGTATAACGACGCAGTAAATAAAGGTGACGAAATGTTTGTGTTTGAAGGTAGGGATGTTCTTACTTCATACGCTAAATATGTTATTGAATATTTTAATAGTATAGTAAATGCTCGGGTGGTGGAATAGGTAGACACGCAAGACTTAAAATCTTGTTCCCATTTGGGAGTGCGGGTTCGATTCCCGCCCCGAGTACATATTGGACCGGTAGCTCAGCTGGATAGAGCATCTGCCTTCTAAGCAGACGGTCGAAGGTTCGAATCCTTCCCGGTTCACTTTTCTTTACTTTAAAATTACAATTAACTTATAATTTATACTAAAGTCATTATACTTATTAATGGTTATGAATGAAATCTATCATGTATTACACAATAAAGAAAAAGATTTATGGTATATAGTACCCATTAAACAAGGATTTATGTCCACCATCAATGATCTAATGTATGAAAAAAAAGAAGTTATATTTATTGGGGATGGTAGAAGTAAAAGAGAACAAGTTGAAGATTTAGTAGAATTGGTGTGTATGGATGATGGATATGGAAAATATTACATTCACATCATTTCAAAATTAATTTTTTCTTACGAAGACTGAGTTTCTTTTTTAATAAAATCCGGATTAGGTGCTACAAATGCTCTCAGTTTAACTTTGTCCCAATCCTTTAATTCAGTAGGGGATTCTTCATCCCATAATTCATCATCATAATCCTCCGTAGGTTTATCACCCATTTTTAAAATAGACATTGTTCTATGCCACCCTTCTATTAATTGATAAGTTCCATCAGGATTTTGTAGGATAATAACTGGTTCGTTCATTCCATCGTCTCTCCTCATACTCATTTGTGTATCCATTCGTTCTTCATCGTTTGGTACGTTATATGCATTTATATTACCGAAGTCTCTTTGTTCAAACGCTCTTACTGTACGTTTATCAAAATCCATTGGGTTTACATTTAAAACTTGCAACTTCCACGGACCTTTTAAATAGTTATACCACCACCCATTTCCATCACCTTTAATATAAGGTATTGGATCACCATTATAAGTGTTTAAAATATCTTTCATCGCTGGACGATGACCTGGTGCTCTCATTAATATGATGTTTCTATAATAATCTTGTAAAACATATTCTGGTGTGTCAGGAAATTCTCTCCTCATTTTTTCATATATTCTTTTGTGGGGATTATTATCTTTATATATTGGAATACTAGTTACCTCTTCTTCTAACTCCACACCCATTTCATATTTGTTTTTGTTTGGGTTTGCATCACTAACATTCCAATACTTTAAATCCTCTTCTATTTTAGATAATTGACTTTCAGTAATAATAATTTTTCTTTTAGTAATACTTTCATTTAAATTTCGTATTACATTCACATCCATATCAAAAACATCGTCATAATCACCTTGTTCTATGAAATCATCTAAGTGAGTTGTTAATTCTGGATTTACCATATTACCATAATCAATTTCCCAATCTAGTGCATCACCTGCATCATCCGAATCAGATGCCACCACACTATTTGTCGCTTCTCTCCAAGAGTTAACATTTTGGTACATTTTAACTTCATACTCTTTCATTTGGGGTACAACTACTTCATCAATAGATGAAAAGTTACCATCAATAGTATTGTGTAAGTTGTTTTTATATAAAGAATAAAAATACATCAGTATATCCTTATCTAATGCTAAGTTACCTATTATATCATTATCCATTAAAAGGTACATATCAGTTCTATCACCACTCTGACTATTACGATTTTTTATTTTACCACCTAAAGTTCTATATATTTCTCTTAATACCGCAACCTCAAATTTATTGAACGGTTGGGTATCGGTAGTATTTCTTATAATATCTTTTAGTTCCATTTGTTTTTTTAAAAAAAAATGCTTATCTTTGTAATAATAAATATGCATAAAATGGAGATTATTAAAGAATTATCCGTATTCAACAATATAAAATATTATGATGAACCTCATACGTACTATATTGATGGAGAGAAAACAATATCCTGTACTGGTTTCATTCATAAGTTTGAAGAAGACTTTGAATCTAATGTAGATAAACCAGATAAGTGGGCGGAAAAACAAGGACATTTTTATAAGGCGAAAAGTATGGCAGATAAGTTTGCACATAAACAGAATTTTTATCCAATGGAAGATGACCCATATGAGAGACCAGATTATTCAAATCCTAAACCACCGGAAGAATGTACCAGTGAAGAAGACATCAAAAAACTATGGAAATATAAAAACAATCATGCTACTTTTGAGGGTACAACTCTTCACGACTATATTGAGAATTATTTAAATAATAAAATAATGCCTTATCCCACTAAAAGTCCTGAAGGTTTAGACTTTAGTGAGATAGAAGAAACATATAAAATTATGGAAGGTTATTTTCATAATTTCTATAATGATACAGTAGCTAAAGGTAAGTTAGTACCAATTAAATCAGAGTTAGTGGTTGGTGATAAAGACTATATGTTATGTGGGATGGTAGATCAGTTATTTTGGAATGAGAGGTATGGTACTTTAGAAATATGGGATTGGAAAACCAATACTCGCTTAAATATGAAAGATGATTATGGAAATAAAATGAAAGATTGTTTATGGATGTTAGATAAGTGTGAATTTAACACATATTCATTACAACTTAATATCTATAAAAAAATTATAGAAAAAAATACTAATTTAAAAGTTGGTAGATGTAACTTAGTTTGGTTTAATGAAAACAACCCAAATTATAAAGTCATTAAATGTGCGGATTACAGTGAACACGTGGATAATATGTTATCTACTTTGATTCCTGCCTAATCGCGTTGTCTTTTTAATAAAAAATCCTTATATTTAAGATATGATAAAAAAATTATTTCACATTGCAGATTTACATTTTAGGACTTATAATAGACATAGTGAATGTAGAGAAGTCTGTAATAAATTCCTGAATGAAGTAAAATTCTATATGGAAGATAAAAACTTATCTTTTGAAGAATGTAGAATAGTAATTGCAGGAGATATAGTTCATCAGAAGATTACTATATCAAATGAATTAACAATGTTAGTTTCGTGGTTTCTTAATAAATGTAGTGAATTGTGTCCCGTAGTATTAATTGCAGGTAATCATGATTTATTGGAAAATAATAAAGATAGATTAGATTCACTTACACCCATAATAGAGATAATGAATAATCCTTACGTAAGTTATTTAACTGAGAGTAAATGTTATTTAGACGAAAATATTGTTTGGTGTTGTTACTCCATCTTTGAAGAAAATGCAAGACCAGATATAGATGCCTGTCGTAAAGAGTATGGTGACGATAAAAAATATATAGGGTTGTTTCATGCACCAGTTAATGGGGCAATCACTTCAGTAGGATTTGAATTTGAAGAATCAGTAGAATTACAACAATTTGAAGGGTGTGATGCGGTTATTATGGGAGATATACATCATAGGCAAAATTTTGTACATAAAGGTATAAATATCACATATAGTGGTAGCTTCATCCAACAAGATTTTGGTGAAAGAGTTTCAGAACATGGATATCTTATTTGGGATGTAGAACACTTAGATTATACCGAACATGATATTGATACGGAATATGGTTACTATGTATTCAAAATAAATTCTTTAGAAGATTTAGATATCGGTAAAGAATATCTAACTAATTCTTAATGAGAGTCCCAAAAAAAATAAGAGACGAGATTAAAAAATTTTGTGAATTAAACAGTATTGATGATATTGATAAGTTCATCGTAAAAAACATTGAAACCGGATTTAATATTGAAAAGTATGGTAACGCACCTTTTATACAAGAAGTGGTGGTAGAAAAAGAAGTAGTTAAAGAAGTAGTTAAAGAAGTACCGGTAGAGGTGGAGGTAATTAAAGTTGAAGAAAAAATAGTCGAGAGGGAAATACCAATAGAAAAAGAAGTAATTAAAGAGATTACTGTAGAAAAAGAAGTGTATATTACTGATAATAAAGAGGTAGAAAAATTAGCATCTAAAATTATAGATTTAGAAGAAAAAATATTAAAAGAGAAAAAAAATAATACTTCTTTGCAAAATAAATTAAACAAAATAGAAAAAACTTATACAATAAAAGAGACAGAAAATTTAAACAAAGAGGAATCTATTAGTAAATTAAATATTGAGATTAAGAAAAAGGATAAAAAAATAAAAGAATTAAAAAATGAAGTGGTTGATTTAGAAAAAGAAATTACGGATTTAAAAAATAAAGGTTTGGGTAATAAAGGTAGACCTATTAGAGACATTTATGATGAAGAACCTTTTAGTAAAGGTGGACATTGGGGATCTAATCTTAAAGATAAAAAATAATAAATATGGAAAATCAATTTGAAGTGGTTAGAACAAAAAAAATAGTAGAAGTTCCGAGTAACGCACAAATAAGGGTAGATTGGCAAGATTACCCTGAAAATAGAACATTAGAAACGATCAATAGAGTTAAAACTTATTTTTCGGATAAGTATGGTTTACCTAAATCATCCATCAAAATTAATTTTATACCGATTTTAAAAAATAGTGTGGGTAAAGTAGTAGACATCACCGATGGATTGATAGATAATATAATGGACACCGCATATCAAAGAAAATTATTTACTCAGTGGTTAGAAATAAATGGAGTTGATATAGATTTTGATCGGTTATGTAGATTAGACGAAAAAGTTAATGATGTATTAGTAAATTTAGGAGAAGAAGATATAAGATATAGGAGATGGAGTATAAATAGGTTATGGATTGATAATTTTTTATCTTTTGGTGGTGATAACATAGTGGATTATAATAATCTTAAAGGGTTAACTATAGTGAATTCATTACCAGCCAATCAAGGTGGTAAAACAATTTTTAGTATTGATTCTTTACTATTCTTATTTTTTGGTAAGACAACTAAAACTGATACTGCCGCTGAAATATTTAATACATTTACTGATAAAAACGAAGTGGTAGTGGGAGGCGAAATCAATATTGATGGTGAAGAATATATTATTGAACGTAAATTATTTAGGAAAAAAACTAAAACAGGTAATTATAAAACATCTTCTGAATTAAATTTCTATAGAGTTTTATCAGATGGTAGTCACGAAAATTTAGAGGGTGAACAACGAAGAGAAACTGATAAATTAATTAGTGAAACTATAGGTACGTTTGATGATTTTATGTTAACTATTGTTGCAACTGCAAAAAATTTAGAAGATTTATTAGAAACCAAACCAACACAAAGAGGAAGGTTGTTAACTAAATTTATTGGTTTAGAAATTATTGAGAAAAAAGAAGAAATTAATAAGGGTTTAATGTCTGATTTCAAAAGTAAAATGAAATCAAATATTCATAATACTAAAGAATTAGAATTTGAAATTGATGATAATTTAGACAAAATAAAAGAAAATAAAAATACAATAAAAGAAAATAATAATAAATTATTAAAAATAGATGAAGAGATCGCTGAAGCCAATAATAAAAAAGAAGTGTTATTATCAGAAAAATATGTTATTGATGATGAAGTAAGTAGTGTAAACCCTAAAACTTTAAAGGACGAAATAGGTTCATTAACAGAAGAGGGTGTAACTAAGAAAAAATCTTTAGATAAGATAGTAAAAGATATTAGTAAGATAGGTAAGGTGGAGTATGATGAAGATACTCATGAAGAATTGAGACTGGAAGAAAAAGATTTATTGTTGAGAGAAAGTAAAGAGGAGAGTAATAAAGAAAGAAAAGAGTTATTAATTAAGAATTTAGAAGAGGGTGAAACATGTCCTACATGTAAAAGAGCGTTAGATGATGTAGATCATAGTAAAGAGATAAAAGCGGAAAAGGAAAATTTAAAAACCATCAAAGGTTTAATAAAAGAAATACAAAAAGATTTAGGGATAACAATTAAGTCTTTAGATAAACAAAACAACCTAAAAAATATTTCTGATGAAAAAGATAAATTAGAACTAAGTAGAGATAGATTAGAAGTAGAGATAGAAGGTTTAAGGGTAGATTTAAAAGAAAAAATGAATCTACAAAAGAACTATGAACGTAATATTGAGTATATTGAAAAGAATAGAAACTTAGAAAGTAAAATATTGGGGTACAATCAACTCTTAGAGAAGTTAAATAAAAAAAGAGATAGTGTTAGAAATGAAATACAAGACTTAAAAAATGATAATAAAGTTAAAAAAGAAATAAACACCAAAAACAAACTATTAATTCAACAAATATTGAGAGAAGAGGAAGTATTAAAAATATTTGAAATATATAATAGGATGATTGGTAAAAACGGTATATCTAAGTTGGTTTTATCTTCAGTAATACCTATTATAAATTATGAGTTAGATAGGTTATTAGATGAAGTATGTGATTTTCAAATACAATTAGAGATTAATGATAAAAATGAAGTAGATTTTAATATAGTTAAAAAAGACGTAACCAAAAAGTTAAAATCAGGATCAGGATTAGAAACAACGTTAGCATCTTTAGCACTTAGATGTGTATTAGGTAGAATTTCTACGCTACCAAAACCAAATATTATCGTCTTTGATGAGGTGTTAGGTAAAGTTGCGAATATAAATTTAGATTATGTTAAAATATTTTTTGATAAGATAAAAAAGATGTATGAGGTGATTTTACTCATAACACATAACCCTATCACGCAAGATTGGGGTGACAAAATTATCACTATTGAAAAAAATAATGACGTTTCGTCATTGCAAATCAAATAATTTGCCGTATATTTGTAAAAATTGGGTAATGGTACTTAATTTGTTAATATTTATAAAAAGGAAATAGTTTTAATATGGGAGAAAGTATAATACTAAAAAATTATTGTCTAATAGGTTTAGATGAAATAACAGAAATCCAACAAGATTTAGAATATATATCGGAGAGTGTAGTTAATTATGCCACAGGTGATAGTTTAATTATTGCAACATTTAAATCTTCTTTAAACATCATAGAGTTGGAAGATTTTTTAAATACACACCAAAGAGCTTATATTGTGTTTGAAATGTTACCCGCCACATATTCAGCTAATTTAATGTTAGAAAAGTTTCAAAAGGCGTTATTTGGTGGTAAAATAGATAATACTGAATTCTTACCTTTATTTCAGGTAAGAAATAATATGGAAGGTGTTTTAGGACAAATGTTAGAGGAGGAACGTTTTGATAAAAGAAATATACAAGACATCCAACCCATAAAACCTACGATGGATGAATTATTAGACAAAATTGGGAAGGTAGGTTTAGAAAATTTAAGTAGAATAGAAAAAGAATATTTAAAAGAATACTCAAATCAACAATAAAAAAAACAACATGAATAAGAAATTTATAAATACTAAAGAAGATTCTATGTCCATTTACTTAAAGGATGTAAGAAAAAGTGAACAAATAACACCACAACAAGAAGTAGAAATCGCTAAAAGAATATCAGAAGGGGATGAGAGTGCAATTGAAGAATTGGTTATGGCTAATTTAAGATTCGTTATAGCAATAGCAAAAGATTATCAAAATCAAGGGTTACCATTGGCAGATTTAATATCTGAAGGTAACTATGGGTTGATTACTGCAGCTAAGAGATTTGACTATACTAAAGGTTTTAAATTCATTTCTTATGCGGTTTGGTGGATAAAACAATCTATTTTACAATCATTAAATGATAATTCTAGGATGGTTAGAATACCGGCTAATATGATTAATAAACTATCTAAAATAAAAAAAGAAATTGAGGCATTTGAGAAGGAATTTCAGAGACCACCTTCTCCCAATGAAGTAGAGTATATTTCTATACCCACATGTAGTTCTTTGAATAACACAATAAATGAAGATGGTGATGAATTAGGTTCACTAATTAGAGATAACACCTTTGCTAGTCCTGATAAAGTGATTGACCCAAACGACACTTTAAACGGACAGTTAATGAATGTAATGTCTATATTAAGTTATAGAGAAAGAGAAATAATTAATTGTTATTTTGGTATATTTGGTAGTCCTATGACATTAGAAGCTATAGGCGAAGAATTAGAATTAACTAAAGAGAGAATTAGACAGATTAAAGAATCTGCAATTAGAAAAATAAGGCATAATGTGGGAGATTTATTAGATTATGTTTTAGAAGAAGAACAAGAAAGTGGTATAAAAATCACTTAATATTAGAAAAAAAATACATTTAAGGGGGTTTTTACCCCCTTTTTTTATACACTTTTTTGTGTTTTGGTATTATTTATTATTAACGATATTTATATAATATAAAAGTTAAAAAAAATAAGTTATGAATCAAATATTAAATTTTATTGACAAATGGGGTGTAAGAATTACCTTTTTATTAACATTAGTAATATTCTTAAAGACTTGTGGTACTAACACTAAAATAGAAAAGGTGCAAAAACAAGTTACCCAACAAACTAATAAATTAGATAGTACAATAGTGGAGATTAATAATAAAACTATTACTACTGAGGAATTAATTACACTAATTAAAGAAACCCCAAATTGGAAAACTTTAGAATTAGAAGAGTTATCAGATAAAAATAGAATTCCTATTAATAAATTAAAAAACGATAACGAAAAGTAAAATAAATCTATTATGGGACTAATTGGAAGTTGGATTAAAAACAATCCTATACGTACACTGTTTTTGATACCGATTATACTTGTTGCTGCGATTTCAATATCGCATGTTGTGACATGGTATAGTATCGCAAACCCAATTAATTGGGCAATTTATCTATCAATTGCAATTGAAGTCGGTGCGATGACGGCATTAGTTGCTGCAACAAATAGAGTGAAAGGTGGTGTTTGGTTTATGTTTGGATTAGTCACATTTATCCAAATGGTGGGAAATATATATTTTTCTTTTAAGGAAATTGATGAAACTGGGGAGTTATGGTACTCGTGGATAGAATTAACTACACCTGTATGGGAAATGATGGGTACAGAATTAACTGATACAGTATCTCTTAAACGGTGGTTAGCATTTTTAGAAGGTGGTTTATTACCTATAATTTCACTAACTTCTTTACATTTTTTCGTTAAATATAATAAAGTAGAAGATGAAGAAAAAGAAGAAAATCAAGAAATAGATATGGATAAAATGAGGCAAGAAATAAAAGAAGAATTATTAGTTGAACTTTTACGAAAAGAAACTGCAATTAAAGAAGAAACTAATGAAGAAGAATCTACTACAACACCAACAGAAGTTGAAGTGGATGAAACTGATTATTTATTATCCTCCGAAGCCAATAAAACTAATTTGGAAGAATCTATTGAACAAGCCGAAGAAATAAAAGATTTGTATGGCGAAAATAAAAGTGAAGGAGAAATTGTAGAAGAAGAGATTTTAAAAAAAGCATTAGATGAGTATAATGAAAAAAAAAGTGGTGAAACTAAAACAACAGTAGTTAAAAATTCGCCAACTGTAATACAAACACAAACCGGTAAAGTTAAATTTAAAAAAGCAATTTCTAAAAATATACAAAGAATAGATTAATGGTTATAGATGAAAATACATATAAATTAAAGGAGGACAATTTTTATAATAAATCTTTTGATAAAAATCAAATTGTTATTGGAAATTCTTTTTCTCATAGTTTAAATCATTTCACTGGTTGGTTAAATAGATTAGATGGGGAATATAAAGAAACTGCACATTATACAATTACTAGAAAAGGAGAAATATATCAACATTTCGATACTAATAATTACTCTAATTTTGTAAATGAAAAAAGGGTTGATAAAAAAATTATTTCTATAGTATTAGAGAATTTAGGGTGGTTAAAAAAAGATTTGAAGGCAGACAAGTACATTGACTGGGTAGGTAATATTTATAAAAGAAGGGTTAAAGTTTTAGAAAAGAGATGGAGAGGACAACAATATTGGGATCCATATACACCAAAACAATTTAATACTACAGTTAAGTTAGTTAAGTTTTTGTGTAATAAATACGATATTGATAATAAATGTGTAGGGCATAATACATTTATTAAAGATATTGAGGATTTTAAAGGAGTTGTTTATCGAAGTAATTATTATAAAGATAATACAGATGTTAATCCTTCTTGGAATTTTTATAAATTTAAAGAAAAAATAGAAAAATAATGAAAAAACAACTAAAAGAGGAACTTAAAAGATTTAATCAGATATTAAATTATGAATTATCGGGTAATAATTTAATAAGGGAATCTGTTAGTGTGTTTAGCGACGCAATAATTAATAAATTAACACCCTCTTTACCCCTTAATTCTGAAAGTGATGATGTAGAATCAATTACCCTTTTACAAAAAACTTTAGTAGATTTAGGTAAATTAAATAAAAATTATGGAATTGATGGGGACGGGGTTGACGGTGATTTTGGTGGTGACACTAAAAAGGCATTATATAAAACAATAAAAAGTGAACAATTGAATGATATTAACATAGATGAGTTTGAAACGGTATTAGATGATAATTCGGACAAAATAGTTAATACGTTAGATAATCATGCAGATTTCTTTAAAAGATATGTGAAACAAGGTGGTGTTAGTAAAGATAAATTTAAGAAATGTAAATCTATAACGTCATACAAAGATTTAGATTTTGTCCCTAAAAAAAATATGTGCCATACGAGAACAACTATTGCAGAAACACTTAACGAGGTGTTTCCTAAAGAATCACCAATTAATAAGGCAGCCATTTTATCCGTTATGATAAAAGAACAGGGTAGGGGTAATAAGATTTGTGCACCAAACAATAATTATGCAGGTATACAAACCGATGCTGGAAGATGGGGAGATTTAGACGATAAAATAGATGCACAATTTTGTGCTAAAGACGCAGAAAGAGTCAGATCTTTTGCTTCATTTACTAGTTTAAGTAATGGTTTATCATTCATAAAAAAATCATTTGATAGAAAAAATTGGTTTGTTAAACTTTTAGTAGATAGTGATGATGAAAATGTAGAAACGGAAGAAGTAGATATAGAAAAAATTTCTAAAAATCATGCAATTATTTGGCAAACTAAATGGAATTTGAGTTTAAATAAAGAAGAATTTAATAGGTTTAAAAAATATGGATACAATCCTTATATGAAAAATAAATCCTTTGCAGATAAAAAAGGGATATATAAAAAATCTGTTAATGACTTAACTACAGAAGAAAAAAAACAACACGACAAAAAAGATAAATTTTACAGAAGTCCTGAAAAAATACAAAAAAGTTTAGACTCAGTAAGTAACCACTTTATGACTGCATATAATATATTTAAAGAATTGGGGGGTGAAGAACCTATAATTACACAACCCGGAATTGATGATGAAATAGATATGGTAGTTGACTTACCACAAGTAACTATAACAACATCTAAAAATAGAGGTGGTGGTGGAACAATGTGGTTTGACCCAGATGACTTCAAATCAAAGAAAGATACTATAATACCAAATATTTATGGTAGAGAGATAGATATAAAAAAGGGAGATATAGTTCCCGATCATTTAAGAAATGATGATGACGATTTTTAAAAAATAAAAAGATATGAACCAACATGATGAAACAAGAAAAATATTAGAATTAATTAGAGAAAGTGGTAGAAAAGTATCTCCCACTAAAAAATTAATTAATGAGCAAGACATAAGCGCCCAAAAACAAGATGAAAATGCGTTAGACCCTACAGAAATTAGAGAACAAGAAAGGTTATTTAGGGATACTGTAACACAAAGAGTTAAATTTAATCAATTAAAATTATATCCTAAGGCTCAGAATGTAGAATGGAGTGGTAAGTTTACGGATAATGAAATTGAATGGTTTTATTCGTTAGATGATTCACAAGGGGTTTATATTACAACTGACTTATTACAACTTAGGGAGGATACAATGAAATTACTTCAAAAGTTAATAGGTTATTATAAAACATGGTCAGAAGATTGGGCAAAAAGAATTGCAGAAGAATATGAGAATGATTTGGTAGACGAAGAAAATGCTGAAGAAGGACCAGAAAGTTTAGAATCACCAGGATTTGGGGAAGAAGGAGGAGGTGAAACTATGCCACAAACCCCAACTACCGATGCTTAAAATTAATATAGACTTAAAGGCAATCTTAATATTATCACTAGCCGTTGCACTGGTTTTAAGTTTAGTGTTTAGACCTAGTGTGCCTATAGAAGAATATGAGAAGGAGATTGAAATTTTAAAAAGACAAAATCAAGAGTTGATGATGTCTAATGATAGTATTACTAAAGCAAATAATAAATTACAGAAAGAAATTGAAGTAATATTATATGCTATTGATAGTACTAAATCAGTTTTAGCTGCAACTGAACATAAATTAGAAGAATTAGAAAAAAGAAGAAATGAAGTATCTAATATCGTTGATAATATGGATAGCGATGACGTTACCAATACTATCTCAGACTATCTCAAAAGGAGAGGTCAAAACAATCGTTGATGATAGTGGTGACACATTAGTTATTATGAACTTAGAAGACGCTAAGGTAATTCTTAATGATCTTTTAGAATATGAAATTGCAGATAGTTTATTAACTGTATATAAAGAAAAAGATTCTTTAAATACTGAAACAATTACACTACAGAAGGAAGTCATATTTAAATTAATGGAAAAATCCGATAACCAAGCAGAGCAAATAAAAAACTTTCAACAGTTATTAGATAATAAAGATGAAGAGTTAGGACATAAAGATGATACTTTAAAACAGTATAAAAAAGAACTAAGAAAACAAAAATTTCTAAAATTTTTAGGTTTTGGTGGATCAGTAATTTTACCTATTATCGCAATATTAATTTTAGTCTGATTTTTTTAATAAATTTTAATATTTATAAATAAACATTATCTCATTGTGGAAGATAGAGAATTAAAACATATTATTAGGGAAGCATTAACTAAAACGGATGAAAACAAAATTGGTGTTATGATTCGTAAAGAGATAAGAGATGCTTTTGGTAAAGATTTAGAAAAAAAAGTTACTGCTATTGTAGAAAAACAAATAAAAGGTACTAAATTTGAAAAAGAAGTGGTAAAAATAAGTAAAGATGTATTAGAACAACTTTATAGAGAATTATGGATGAGGAGAATGTTTTGGAAAAATGCAATTAAATAATGGGAACTAGCGAAGCATACGAAAAATATAATAAGGTTAAAAAAGTAATAAAATCTTGTGAAAATGAGGCACAATTAAATGTCGCAATAAGAATGTTTAATATATTATTAGAAAAATATGGTAAAGACATTCCTGACAATAATCTTCATATATTAAAAGAATTATTAAGTCTTATGAGACTTAAATGTACAGGTGATGAAGAAATTAATGAAATATTTAATAGTGGTGAAGATTTTAGTAAACAATTAGGGTTAAGTCAAACAAGAGAGTTAAGAGATTTAGCACCTAAAATGTTAAAAGAAATTAATATAGGAACACAAATTGAACAAAACCATTTACCTTTAGAACAAGCTAAAGAGTTAGCTACACAAAATGTACAACAAATATCAGATTACTATACTAATCCAGATTATTGTATAATTGCGGTGGAGAGTAAATCAGGTAATAAAAAAACAGTTAGGGTTGAGAAAAAAGTATATGAAAAAAGCGAAGTAGAAAAAGATGTTTTAATTATGGATGATATGGAAATATTTCATGAAGATTTAGATACTAATGAAATTGCAAATAGATTAAGAGATCAGTTAAGACAACAACAGAGAAAAAAGTTTACTAAAAAAGAAATTTTTGATAAGATAAGGGAAAAACGTCAACAAGAACTAGAAAGAAGAAGGTCCGAAGATTTTATTGAAGATGAAGAACTAGAAGAAGCCACTGGTGCGTCTAGTGCAGGTGCGTTTGTAGGTCCATTAAATCAAGAACCAATCACTAAAAGATTTGCTAAAAATGAAATACCGGTGACGAAAAATGGTATCACTAAACCTATAGGTAAAATGTATTCAATGGATATTTTAGAAGAAGATGAAGAAATAGAAGAAGCAGTAGATTATGGGGGTGCGGTAGGATCTTATGTTACACCAGCAATGTGGGCTAAAAACAAAAAGAATTGGAGGGGTGCACATAAATTAGCATATCCGGGAGGTAAATTTGTTAATATTAAAAAGAAATGTAGTACTCACCCTTATTGTGATCAAGGTGCGGGTGGACCGAGTGGGTCTCCTATAACACTTTCTAACACATCGGATATGAAAATAGACAATGTATTTAATGAAAATAAAATAATTAAAAAAAGTAATTTAAAACTTAAAAAATAAGACATTATCTAATTAATGTATATTTATATATAAACAAACAATAAAATGGAAAAGAAATTTTTAACTAAAAATACAAAAGTTACCATTAATGAAGAGGCGGCACCTAATGGATTAAAAACTTATGAAAAAATCCATAAAGAAGATGCAACTATTAATAATGATGCATTAAAGGAGATTGGGAAGAAGTTAGAAGATTATTATGGTGATGAATTAAAAGAATTAGATCCGGTATTAAAGGTAGATAGAGAACAAGAATCAACTGGTGATGTAGATGTATATGATATTGAAGCATTAGGTACTGGAATGCAGGCATTAAAATATGATGATGAAGGTAGTGAAGTATTTAAAAAGTTTATGAAAAGAATGGACGATTTAAATGATACCTCAGAATACGATAAAGAATTTGGTACTAAAGATGGTTTCGGTGCAACAGACAAAAAAGATGACACTTATGAGAAATTAGAGAAAGCATCTGATGAGTATAAAAAGAATAAATATGATGAACCTAACCCTGAAATTGCAACACGTAGAGTAAGAGTTCAAACAGAGTCAAAAAATGAAAAAATGAAAAGATTAAATTTTAAAAACGAATTTACTTCAATAGAAGAAGTTAAAGAATTAATACCTGAAAATTATAAGGTGGATGATCACACATTTTTAATGACAGATGGAAACCAAACATATAAATTTAGATGGGACGAATCTTTAAAAGAGGCAACAGTATTAAATTATAAAAACACTCAACAAATTAGTGAAAATGTTGATAAAATGAAAAAACTTTATGATTTTAAATATGGTGATGTAAACACTAAAACCAATGATTATACTGAAGAAACAAAAGTTTTTAAAAATTTAATGGAATCTATTAAAGATAAAGATTTATTATCTGAATAAACCACAAATCTAAAACCACATAATTAAACCTCCATTTGGGGGTTTTTTTATGCCTTATATATATTTATAAGTAATGGGTTTAAATTTTAAAAATATATTATTAGAATCAATAATTGACGAATTAGATAATCTAAGTAGAATGGATAAAGCGGTTCTTAAGTTTATCCACAACTCTATGTCACAAGAAAAATTTCCTCATCTAGTTGGTAATAAAAGCTATGATTTTGATGCTAGTGACGCACTAAGAATTAATGATTTAATTAATAGTTTTGGTTTAAAAGATTATGACTATGCTTTCAAAATGTGGAATTTTTATAAAAGGTTTGGGAATGTCTTATTTGATGATGAGGTATTTGATGACTTTTCATACAAACAAGAAGATTATGATGATGCAACTAAACTTATAGTTGCAAAATATTATATAGATAATCTAGTAGGTAGGGAAATTTATCCGGGATGGACAATAGAAATGATGGAAGATCCAATTGGTATGGTAGAAGAAGATGTTATGACGTTTACAGTGGGTAATGATAAGTCAGAAGTAATATATCTCTATTTACTAGATTTAAATGGTAAAAGATTACAGGGAGATATAATTACTCATAATGTAGGATTAGGCGCATATTTTGTGGAAGCAGGTATATCTAAACATAATGATGTTATTGATAGTATTGAGATACCAAACCCTTTAAAAGAAAGATTAATAGATTTAAGTGATGAAAGTTTGGAAAAATATTTTGATTTCATTATTGAACAAATACAAGATGAGATTGAAGAATGGGATGAAGACATCCTACACTACTACAAAGATTGGGAACCAGAAAGGTAAAATAAGTACGAAGAAACCAATAATAGAAGAAAAAAACAAAAAGATGTTATTAAAAAAAGGAAGTAAAGGGGATGATGTTAAAGAATTACAAAAATTATTAAAAATTACTGTTGATGGTGATTTTGGTCCAGCAACTGAATTAGCCGTTATGAAATTTCAAGGACAACAAGGGTTAAAAACCGATGGTATAGTCGGTCCTAAGACATGGGCAAAAATACAGAGTAGAAATGGGGGTGAACAAAATAGTGATGGGTATGTTTGGATATTAGATAATGGACATGGAGGGATAATAGACGGTGTATATCAAACATCTGGTAAACGATCACCTAAATGGGAAGATGGTACACAGTTATTTGAAGGAGAGTTCAATAGAGCGGTTGTAAAGAGAATAATTAAGATGTGTGAAAAGGATGGTATTGAATGTATTAATTTAGTTGATACCGAAAAAGATTTATCATTAAGATGGAGAACTGATAAAGCAAATGATATATACAGAGAAAGACAACAAAGTGATGGTAAGAAATGTATTTATGTTTCAGTACACGCTAATGGATTTAATAAAGAATCTGCACACGGTTGGTCGGTGTATACAACCGTAGGGGAAACTAAATCAGATAAAATTGCTCAGATATTACACGAAAAGGCAAAGGCAGAATTTCCTACACATAAAATGAGGATGGATAATAGAGATGGTGATGCCGATAAAGAATCTAACTTTTGGGTTTTACGTAAAGTTGTTATGCCTTCCATATTATCAGAAAACTTTTTTATGACTAATAGAGAAGAAAGTAAACTTTTATTAAGTGAGGAAGGAAGAGATAGGATTGCTAAAATACATTACCAAATGATAAAAGAAGTAGAAAAGAATAAAATTATATAATATAGTCTTTATATAGTTCAAACCCAATATTATATTAGTGTTGTAATGAATAGTGCAGAATTTATAGAATATATATCTAGACCACTTACTAGTGATGAAATGAATTTGCTATATAAGGCAAATAATATAAATTATGATAGATGTAATTTATATTATGATTTTATTACATCTTTAAATAGAAGTGTGAATAATACATTTTTAGGGGACGATGTAATCAATTCCGAAGAAGATATTAAAAATCATTTTGAGTGGTGTTTTAATAACAGAATAGAAAAATTCGCAAAAGAAGGTATATATTTTTTAGATACTAACACATTAAAAGAATACTTCTTCAATTTTTATATTGAAATATTTTATAATAATACTAACAAAAAAGATTCTTTAGAAAGATTAGATAAATTCCCTAATATGTCTTTTAAATACTATAGGTTAAAAACTAGATCAGATATGGATGTTTTATTAGAATTATACCGAATTTTCGATAAATCTTTAGATTTTAAATTAAAAATGTAGTATTTAGTATTTATTTTATAACAAAATAGTTTTATAGTTAGAGATATGAATAATAAAGTAAAATTTTTAGAAATAGTTTTGGCAGATTTAGTGTCACAAAGAGACACTGCAGAAATGGATTTAAATTACGTTTTAAATTCAGAGAGTAATAAAACAGAAAATAAAAAAACAGATTTTATCTCGGTTTTAGATGAAATAGTTAGAATTAACAATAAAATCCAAACACTGAGTGAATATTTAGCCCAACTCAACGCTACTACAGTAGCTAATGAGGTAGAAGCTAAAACAGAATAAATAATAACAATAATTAAATTAAGAAAAATGAAAAATTTCGAAACATTAAAAGAATTAGTTGCAAGCTTAGAAGAAGATGCAGTAAAATTTTATGAAAAAAATAATAAAGCAGCAGGTACTAGAGTAAGAAAAGGGTGTCAGGAAATTAAGAATTTATGTCAAACTATTCGTGTTGAAGTGTCTGAGTTAAAGAAAAGTGATACAGTAACAGTATAAGTTATTAAATATAAATAGATGGACGTTCTTAACAAAATATTTTTATTCTTATTAATACTTTCTATTCTTAATGTTATTAGGAATTCATTTTTTTTAGTGAGGAATTATATGGATGGGGAAAGATTTGTGTTAAGTAAATTTTCTTTATGGATGTTAGGGATGTCTATCTCTTATATTATATTAATTTTAATAGATGGAGTAAAATGATACAAGATAAATTAAATAGTTTAAGACCCTATGTTACTGGTTTAAGATTTGTGAAAGATCTTCCTGTGGTAGATTTAATCATAAAGGAAGGTTGGAATATGTTTGAATCAGATAAAGTTTCTTATAAACCTAGTGCGAACAATAAAAATTATTTTATGGTTTTCCCAAAGGATCCTAAAGATTCAATTGATGATGTAGTTATACACGTAGAAAATGTTATTTCTATTAATATAGAAAAAGAGAACAAATTAGTTTTATTAAAGGCAAAAATTGAAGAGTTGAAACTTTTATTTACAAATAAAGGGTTAAGTGAGTTAGAAACATTAAAATTTGTATTTCCTGATGTTACTGAACCTACGTTGGAAGATATTCCTATATCTACTACTAGTAGACATAGTAAAAATGGTGTTGAATTACCACCTAAACAAAACACAAAGGAGGTTTTGGAAAAAGAGGAAAAATAATTCCTCTTTTTTTATGCTTCAAAATGTTCTTGTAAGGTATGAATCAACCAAGTAGTACCAGATAAAAGACAACTATCGAGAAATATAGATATATAGATATTATCTAAACCATTAGAATAAAAAGGCGAAAATTGAGTATAAGTACTTATTTGTGAACCAAGAGATAATATAAAACCTACCCAAAAAGGCATACACATCATACAACTAAACAATTTACCCCAAAAATCAGGTGATATTAGAGTGAGTTTATCCCTTAACCCCTCAAATATACTTCCATATACTATAATATTTGAAATTCCATAACACACTAAAATAGTTAATATAATTTCCATTTTTAATTATTTTTTTAATATTTATTATAAAACAAATATACTTAAAATGCGGTTAATTGTAAATGAAAGACAATATAAAGAGTTATTATCAAACCAAAAACAGAACCTAAGTACGGGAGATGAATGGGTAAACTATATTAGTGATTTCACAATAACCAATCTAGAAGATAAAAATTTACTAGAAAGTGTACTAACAAATAATAATTTAAAATATAAATTAGGTAAGTTTAATTTTTATAAAAAATTACCTATAGATAATATTATTTTAAATGTTTATAGTGAAGAAAACTCACCATTTAATTCCGAATTTGATGAAAGAGAAATATTTATAAATGAAAATAAACAGATAAAAAATGTCAATATTAATATTACTATAGATAAACTCCTAACATTAGAAGAACAAATAGATAAAAATAATTTAAAGTTAACCTTACATAAAATAAAAGAGTGGTATGAAAATAATAATAAGTGAAAAGCAATTAAAAATACTTAGAGAAGATAGTATATCTTCAGAAACTGACGTTGCATTAGATGATTTGAAAACTGCGGATCATTGGGTGGATGAGTTAGATGGTAAATATATTAAACGATATAAAAAAAATAATGTGGATCACGTAAAACGTATACAGACAATGTTAACATTATTGGGTTACGATGTAGGACATTACGGTGATGGTGAACCAATGATAGACGGTATTTATGGACCGGACACCGCAGAAGCAGTAAGAGATTACCAAAAAGATGTATTCATTGAACCGATTGAGTGGGACTCAATTATTGGCCCTAAAACGTATACGGAATTATATGATGACATAGAAGAATTAGGAGATGATCACGCTATGTCAGTAGAAGAGGTATTATTATTGGGGTTAGATGATGAAAACATTATGGGGGATGAAGATGATCCACATTATGATGACGAGGAAGATGATGAAGAAGAGGAAGAAGAAAATGATGATTTTGAATATAGTGATGGGATAGAAAAGTGGTTCGCACCTATCTCAGAAGAAGGATCGGGATGGGAAATAAGGTATCACGATCATTTTGGATCTGGTAAATATGGTGCGAGTAGAGGTAATAGAATTCACAAAGGATTAGACATTATTTCAAATAAAGACGAAAAGGTATTTTCCCCTATGGATGGAAAAATTACGAGAACATTTCACCCATATAGTGATAAATGTAGATTTTTAAAAGGGGTAGAAATTGTAGGTGAAGGTGAATATTCGGACTATAAAATGAAATTAATGTATGTGGATTTAGAAGATAATGTAGATACTGGAGATAGTGTTAAAAAAGGAGACGTAATTGCCATCCAGCAAGATTTATTGGAGTGTTATCCACCCAAACATGGTAAAAGTATGACTAATCATATACATTTTGAAGTGTACGAAAATGGAAGGAGTATTGACCCTGAACAAATAATAGATATGGAAAGACCTATAATGGTATAAATTTAATTAAATGAATAAATACGGAGGAGTTTTATTAATTTGTGAGAAAAGTGGTAAGTTTTTATTGTTAAAACGTTCTGCAAAGTCCACATATCCCAAAACTTGGTCAATAGTATCTGGTGGTATAGAAAAAGGAGAAAGTCCATTAGAAGGGGTTAAAAGAGAGTTAAAAGAAGAAACCCAAATAGATAGTAACAATATTAAGTATGAATTTTTTGAACATCAAAATCAATTGATACCATACTTTGATTTCTTTATTGGGTATTGTGATGAAGAATTTGAATGTAAATTAGATAATGAAAATATTGATTGGGGATGGTTTGATATAGAAAATCTACCAAAACCATTATTTCCTACCTTATATTCTTCACTAGTTAGAATTATTTAAGTATAATTGTAATATGGATGAAATAGAAAGAGAACGATTTAAGATTGAAATCGATAAAGAAAAGACTGAATTAAAAAAAGAACAATTTATTAAAGAAATTAGATCTGGGTTAGGTGACCATATTAAAAAAAATGGTAATAAAATTAATAGAATTGAAAAAACCAAATGGCAAAAATTTTGGTTAAAAATTAGAAAAATATTTTAAAATGAATTTAGAAAAAGTTTTAGATATTGCAAATGAATGTGTGAGTAATGAAACCATACCAACAGAAGGGTTAACCCTTATGTATTTTTTAGATGGAAAAACCCACCGACATTTAGATGAAGAATTGTTTTATAAAACTAATAATAGTTTAAATTCGTTCCAACACAACAAAGAAATAGAAGTGAATATTGCAGGTATTACTTTTATTTTTAAAGAAAAATAATTTTGACATTATAAGAAAAATTGTTTAACTTTACACAAAAAGTTTACTTATGCAAGAAGAAAATGAAATGGAAGATTTCATCGATTTTATATTAAATGATGAAGTAAAAGAAAAAGAAAAGGAATTGGGGTTAGAACATCCTAGTGTAGAATATGAAGAAAAAGAAAGAGAGGCTGCAGATAAAATTTTAGAAGAAAGAAGTATTGAAGAAAGATTATCTTATTATACATGTAAAAGATTTCAGGGCGATGAACGAGGTGTATGTGATAAAATAAATAAATTAGGTAGGTGGTTAAAAGAAAAAGATGGTTTAGATATGCAACCTATTATTGATACTTTATTGTCACCTTTAAGAGATAACAAAGATATGAATCCCGATTTCCAAAAACCATTAAAATATCTATATGAAACAGGTAAATTTAATGATATAACAGAAAAAAATGGTATATACACTTCTCAAAGATTATTAAATTGTGAATTAGTGAGAAATGAAAAAGGAGAATGGGTTTTTGTAAATAAGTTAAACACTAGTTGGAGTGATTTGGCAGAATTACTTACAACGTTATTTATGCGAGGTGGTAAAATAGAGTTGTTAAAAAATATGAATATTACTGAAATCAAAAATTTTATGTATGATTTAAGAGTAAGTGGTAACCCTACTCGTAAAAATCCTCAAACATCACATTTATATAGATTATTGGATAAATATTTCGATGTTAACGAATATGGGGATTATACATATAATACACGAAAAAATACTATCATAGGTGATGAGATTGAAGATTTAACTATAAAGTTATTAGAAAAACAAGGGTTTAAATTATTGTATCACGGTAGTAATGGTAATTTTATTGATATGAAATATGGTATTGATATGATAATGGAATTAGAGGGTAAAGTTTATTTAATACAAGTTAAAAGTAAATCTAACGCAGCGAAGATGGCGATGGATTACCCTAGTTATAAGTATATTGATTTGTTTGCTGGTGAAACACCAGATAAGAATGGTATAATGTTATACGACAGAGATTCAATGAAAGAAGGTGAGTTCATTGCCAAAGATATCCTACAAGATAATTTAGATTATTTGATTAATAAGTATTCCAATTAGGGGATATTTATTAATATATGGATAAAAAATCATTAGACATAATAGTAGAAGAATTCTTTGATACCGGTAAATTGGTATTAAATGAAAATTACTGGGATGATACAGTAAGAATATTTACTAATTTAAGAAATAATCCTCAAACCGTTGATCAGTTATTAGATAGATATGACAGTATCCGTAATGGTGTCTATTCAGATAGAATTGGAAGGTTAAACGATATGATGGTTAATAATGAAATATCCGTATTTGATTTTATTGAAGGTTTACAAAGTGATGAAGTTGATGAAGAAGAATATTCGGAAGATGGGGTTATTTTCCCAACAACTGACACTACTGAGGTAGAAGATGAAAAAGAGGTTGAAGTTTCTGACGAAGAATCTAAAGAAGAACCATTATATATTAGTGATAAAGTAGTAAAATTAACCAATCCCATACAAAGAAAAAATCAAATTAAAAAACAAAATAATACTCCTTTATTACCATTATCTAGAAATTATGATGGTGATAAAGATAGTGAGTTATATAAGTCTAATTTAAGATTGTTACAATATATTCTATGGAAAGGAGCCTGGACAAGAGAAGACATAGGTCCAACAGAAACTAGTGAATTGAAAAATGAAATAGATAATTCCGAATTTGGGGAAATGACTGATATGTTACTTAGACTTTTCCAAACTATTCAAATGCAAAAAGAATATAAAGATAATAATGAACCGGATTATATACTATATTTTAATGATGGGCAACCTTCTTTAGAATGGAAAGAAGGTAGTATACCTATGTCTGTATATAAAAATTTACCACAAATATATAAAAATGAAGGTATAGTAGATAAGGGGACATGGGATAAATTGATGAAAGTGATGGAGGAAAAAGAAATTATAAAATTAGAATTCATACCTAATTCTGAAGGTAATATAGATAGAATTGTTGATAAATCTCAGATAAAAACTATTGACGTAAATAATGATACCTTTGATGAAAGTAAGAGAGACATGTTTAAGTCATTATCACTTAAATTTTTTAATAATTTACATAATAATGAAATATATAAAACGACATTCCAAAAACAATGGGGGGATTTACAACAAAAGTTTTTGAAGGGTATACAAAGAGTAAGAAAAATAGAAGAATTAGAGAAGAAAAAGGAAAAATTTTTAAATGGTTTAACTCTAGATTATAGAGAAAGAAATGAAAAAGGTATTAAGCGATATATAAAAGATAATTTTGATACCCCAATTACAGATTTAAAGTCCACATCAAATAATATAGATGTAGAACCCATAGAGTTTTGGGAGAATTATAAAGATAGATGGGACGAAATTAATAGAAGAACAGGTGGTGGAAGTACTGAAGGAGAAAGAGAAAAGAAGGATTTACAAAAAGAATATGTTAAATATAGAAATCGAAGATCTACTATTGAGGGTATATATGAAAAAATAATTGATAAATTAAAAGAGGCATTGAGAGGAAGAATATTATCTATAAATGAAATTAACACCATATTACATAATGTAAATGACTCATTATATGAAGTATTTGATACTGATAGACGACTTACCACACAAATAAACAATGCTAGAAACCTAATTAAGGATCTCTTTGATAAATTAAGTAAAAAGGATGATATAGATGTATATGACGTAGTAGATTTCTTAAAAAACATAAATACTAGAAAACTCAGTTATGATGTATACGAAAAAAGTTTTTGTGGGTGTGAAGGTAATTATTTTAGAGGGTGTAATGGAAAAGAAGGTGATAAATCTAAGTTATTCAATACTGCCGTAAAAGAAATTAAAAAATATTTAGACGGAGACTTCAGAGATTTGACAATTACAGGTGCTTCCGAATCAATTTATAACTTAATTATAGATAAGGAAACTACTAATGCGGATAAGTATGATATAATATCTAATAGTGCGGTTACTTTAACTAATAATGTAGTAATACCTGAAGGTAAAAAGATTGAGATTAAAAAATACGATGAGAGTTCATCATACACCTTATCCGAATTTATTGGTTTATATAAAAAACAAAAGGATATAGTTAAGTATAAATACGAAAATGCTGAATATTATAAAAGATATAATAAAATAATAGAAGACGTAGTAAGACGTTTAAACTTGAATGATAATGGATTAGCAAATAGCTTCATAAATAATACAGAAGATGACGATAAATTATTTGGTGTTTTTGTTAGTAATTATATGTTTTATAAGTACGATCAAATAGAAGTATTTTGGGATACAGATTCAGATCAAAAAAGATTTAGTGATGAATTTAGAATAACTCTTAAATTTAGAATTAAAGATAATGAACAACCCTCCCAATGGGTAACTGGTAATTGTAATCTTGATGAACCTAATACTATAGAAGAATCAATAACTAACTTTTTCGACACAGGTAATTTTGAATTTTAAATATAAATTACTATATTTACAAAAAATTAAATATTTATAGGTATGGGATGTGATATTCATATGTGGGTAGAAAAGAAAAATCCAGTTACACATAATTGGGATAAGATGGGAAAAGTATTTTTCGATTCTTATGGTGCATCTCTTATTGTGCGAAATTTAGTGAATGTTATGGGGATAACCGAAGATGAAGGGTGGACTATTTTACAAAAATGGAGAGATGGTGAAAAACCTTCTAATAAAACAGAAGAATTCATAATAGGTAAGTATATACCCCAAAATATGGCTGACAATCATTTACATTGGTACGAAGCGGATAAAAAAGGATTATTACCATATCCTTATAGTGATCAACCTTATGGTGGTAGATGTTATAGACTATTCGGTTTATTAGCGGGTGTGAGGGATACATCAATGGAAATGGTGGTGCCTGATAGATATGATCACTTACCTGATGATGTGAGTGATGAATTAAAAAGTATGTCAGATGGTTATGGAATGGACGCTCATTCACATAATTACTTAACATTAAGAGAATTAATGGATAGTAAGTATTATAAAATGAGTACGGATGAATTAATGGAGGATGGAATCGATCCATATTTCTTTAAAACTATGGTTCCTGATTTACAGAAATTTGGTAATCCCGATGATATAAGAATAGTATTTTGGTTTGATAATTAATTATGGAAGGGAAGAATAAAATATTAATAATTGGTGTGGATAAAGAAATACACACATCAATTACCAAACATTTCGACACGTCAAATTTTGAATGTGTATGTGTGGTACATGGAAAAGAAGGTTTAACTAAAATTAGGGAAGCTAGGTTTGATATTATTATATTAGATGAAAAATTAGTAGATATTAGTGGGTTAGATTTATGTCAAACTATACGAATTGAAGATCAAAAAACCCCTATCTTATACATAAGTTATCATAACGATGAAGAAAGAAAAATTGAAGTTTTAAAAAATGGTGCTAACGATTATCTAATAAAACCTTTAAATTATTTAGAAATTTTTTATAAAGTTAATAACTATATTAGGTTATTAGGTAAGTCCACTAACAATGTAATAAGTGATAAAACTGAAATTGGAAATCATATTATTGATTTTAAATCTTTTGTAGTAAATGATACAAGTGGTGTCGAACAAAGGTTAACCCAAAGACAGGTTAAGTTATTAAAATTACTAATTAGTAAAAAGAATGAAGTGGTATCTAGAGAAGAGATATTAGAAAAAATTTGGGGTTACGATGTATATATTAAAACAAGGACAATTGATAATGTAATATTATCATTAAGAAAAATATTTGAAAAAGATTTAACACCAAACACTTATTTTAAATCAGTGAGAGGTGTCGGTTATAAATTAACTATTTAAAAACCTAAAAAAGGACTGGTAGTTCAGTTGGTTAGAATACCTGCCTGTCACGCAGGGGGTCGCGAGTTCGAGTCTCGTCCAGTCCGCAAAAAAAAATTAAAAAAAATTAAAAAAAAATTTGACTTTTAATTATCTTTGTCTTATATTTGTATCACACTTTTGTTAAACAATTAAAAAAACAACAACTAAATTATGGAAAATTCGTACACAAGATGGTTAGAAATTCAAGAAGAAATGGAAAATAAAACTCCGTTAACAGAGAATGGTATGACAACTAATGATACTACATTAGATTCTTGTGTGGATTTATTTTTTTCCATTGGTGCGATGAGAGGAAAGAATAAAATTAGGTTAATTGAGAAATTTTCCAAAGCATATTCTGAGAACCCTTTAATTGCAACTAAAATCCTTTTTTGGGTTAGAGATGTGAGACAAGGTGCTGGTGAGAGACAAATCTTTAGAGATGTAATTTCTCATTTAGTAAAACTTGCACCACAAGTTGTTAGTAAAAACACTCACCTTATTTCAGAATATGGAAGATGGGATGATGTATTCACATTAATTGGTACAGAACTAGAAGAGATGGTTATTGATTTAATTATCACTGCATTAAAAAATGAAGATGGTTTATGTGCTAAGTGGATGCCACGTAAGGGTGTGGTATTTAACAAAGTAAGAAAGTCGTTGAGGGTAACACCTAAACAACTTAGAAAAATGTTAGTTGGTTTAACTAATGTGGTAGAAACTAAGATGTGTGCTAATGAATGGGATAAAATCGAATATTCGAAAATACCTTCTTTAGCATCAGCTAGGTATCAGAAATCTTTTTGGAGAAATGATTCCGAAAGATATGGTAAATTCGTAGAAGACCTTAAAAATGGTGTAACTACAGTAAATAGTGGGGCTTTATATCCTTATGATATATTGAAGTCACTATACGCTGGGGGTGATGAAACTGTTTCACAAAAACAGTGGGAATCATTACCAAATTTTATGGAAGGAAATGAGGAAAAGGTTTTACCTATGGTGGACGTTTCAGGATCAATGAATTGTCCGGCAGGTAACAACCCCAACCTTACTTGTATGGATGTAGCAATATCTTTAGGGATATATATATCTGAAAGAAATGAAGGGTCATTTAAAGATGCGTTTTTAACTTTCTCTTCTTCTCCTCAATTACAATTTTTATCTGAGGGTAGTTTAAAAGATAAATTACGACAGTTAAAATCTGCAGATTGGGGTATGAGTACTAATATTGAAGCTACTTTTGATTTATTATTAAATCAGGCGGTAGCACACAATATACCACAGGCAGAGATGCCAACTAAAATTTTAATCTTATCTGATATGGAATTCGATGCCGCAACTTCTAAACGTTGGGGTAATGATGTTCCAGAATGGAATCCTACGGTTATGGATTTAATAAAAACAAAATACGAAGAGGCGGGTTATAAACTACCTACCATCGTATATTGGAATTTAAATGCTAGAACTGATAATTTTCCAGTCAGACAAGATGAAATGAACACCGCATTAATTTCAGGATTTAGTCCTTCAATATTGAAATCAGTACTTAATGGGGAAAATTTAACTCCTTATTCGGTAATGATGAAAACTATTGAAAGTGACAGATATGAAAATATTACGGTATAGTTCTTTGAAATAAAATGGTATAAGGAATAATTGCAGCAAATTTAATTTTTATTAAACTATGCAAAAACCAGAAGGAAGGGGTAATGTGTTAGTCGCCCCACCTACCAAAAGTTATTAAACCGATTGTTCGGGGGACATAACAGAGTAGGTAAAAAAAGACTGACAAACGATTCCGTTACCATTATGATGTGAAACGAATGGTTTCTGCAAACTCTAACTTTAAACTAGAAATGTAGATCAGAGGTTTTATTCTCCCTTTACCCAAAATTTATAAAGGGAGCAACCATAGGTGAGGTTTAAACAGGGAAATTCCCTACCTTGAGGTTGTAAAACATACCTTTTGGTTTTGTCACAAATAAATAAACGACACTCAGTGGGGCTGAGTTAACACTCTACCGTAGGGACGGTCATTACGTTAAATAAAAGCCGGATCCCCATTCCGACATCAACAAATTAAAAGAGGATATTTTAACTAGTATCCTCTTTTTTTTTATCATAACTTTAGTATATTTAATAATAAAAATATTATGGCAAAATTTGATGAACTAATTAATTCCGAAAAACCAACACTAGTAGACTTTTATGCAACCTGGTGTGGACCTTGTAAAATGATGTCACCATTATTAGAACAAGTTGCCACTGACTTAGGGAGTGACGCAAAAATTATAAAAGTAGATATTGATAAAAATAGAGAAGCTGCAAAACAATATGGTATTAGAAGTGTACCTACTCTTATTTTATTTAAAGAAGGTGAAATAGTGTGGAGACAAAGCGGACTACCCCCAAAAAATTTAATTACCGAATCGGTTAAAAAATTCATATAAACATTTACACTGTTAAAAAAAATGACTAATATTATATTATAATAACAAAACAATATAATGAAATGTAATGAAAATATTAACTAAAAATTATTCACTTAAAAACGGTAAGAGATCGTATTTAGTGTATTTATTAGACCATAACGATAATTCTTTAGAGTGTTATGATGTGTATGGTGAAGAAGATAGATTAAAAAAAGAAGAAGAATTAAGTGGTAAATATAATATTGGAGATGAAGACATTAGTTATATTTCATTAGAAAAATTTAAAGAGGGGGAAGACTCTGTAGATAAACCATTATTTTTAGTATTTTATTTAGATAGGGGAACTTTTGCTAATCCAGAACTCATTAAACAATATGGTGATAATGTTAGGTTATATTTGGAAGATCGAGGAGATAATGTAAGGTTATTCTTTATGCCCACCGATAGTGAAGAAAAAATAGTATGTATTAATCCATTATATATAGAAGATGAGGACGAATTTACTAAAATAGATACTTTGGTTAAGGAGTTAGAAAACAAATTTCAGGTAATGGAGGTTAGGGACGACTCTTAGTTCGGTACATTTTAAACTCATCCCACCCAGTTTTTTCTTGTATAGATTTATAAACTTGATTTTTATTCTTAGATATTTTACCTGTAAAGATAATATTTTTAAGTTTATTGGAGTTATAAAATTCATATAAAGTGTTATAAAGTCTTTCCGCATCCTTAACACATTTGCAAGTAATAATGTCAAAATCATTGTTTTGGTGGATTAATACTTTATTGTTAATATAATTAACTTGTTTGACTAAAATAGTTTTATTATTTTTTAATAATATATTTTTGATTATCTCAATAGTTGTTAGTCTTTGTTTATAGTTAAATAAAGTAAATTTCTCTTCGTAGAAATAATCATCTTTATAAAGTATTGTCCATTTTTTATTTTTATCTTCAATTTCTGTCGTCCTCCCAAACTCATCACGATCAATAAATGGTGTATCATTTTTTTCACGCAATTTCATTAAAATGATTTCATATTTAACTGGTTTAACTTTTTTATATGCAATATGTTCTACAGGACATAATACTTTGTTATTATCCTTTAATTTAAAGTATTTTTTAGTTATAAATGATAAATCATTGTTTTTAAAAACTACTTTTTTCTTTTTATTATTACAAGATATAATAATTCTATACTGCATTACTTTATTTTTATATAAAAAATACTTATTTTTTATAATAAATAAATATTAACGTCAAATAAAGATGAGTAAAGATTATTATAACGTATTAGGTGTAACCAAAAACTCTAGTGAAAAAGAGATAAAAAAGGCGTATAGAAATTTATCTAAAAAATACCATCCAGACTTAAACCCTGATAATGCACAAGCAGAAGAAAAGTTTAAATCTGTGGCGGAAGCATATGATGTACTATCCAATCCCGATAAAAAGAAAAATTACGATATGTTTGGACATGCAGAAGGTAGACGTGGAAACCCTTTCAGTAATGGTGGGTTTGATATGGGAGATATTTTTAATTCTTTTTTCGGTGCAGATGATAACCCCTTCAATTCAGGTAGGAGGAAAAAAAGAGTGGTTAGAGGAACAGATATTAGAATTAATTTAAAGTTAACTTTAGAAGATGTATTTAATGGGATTCATAAAAAAATAAAATATAGGAGAAATGATTTTTGTGGGACCTGCGAAGGAACCGGAGGTAAATCCAGTATGTGTCAGAGTTGTGGGGGTACTGGACAAATTACTAGGATTAGTAATACTCCGTTTGGCAGAATCCAAAATACCGTACTATGTCCTACATGTATGGGTGAAGGTAAAATAATTACTGATCCGTGTAAAAAATGTACAGGTAACGGGGTTAATTTAACCGAAGAAACTGTCGAATTCGATATACCCACAGGTGTGATGGAAGGAGAGAATTTAATAATAAAAACTAAGGGTAATGCGATTAAAGGTGGGTTAAATGGGGATTTAATCATTAATATTATTGAAATACCTCATGATACATTTACAAGAAAAAATCAAGATATATACCAAAGAATAAAATTAAAATATAAAGATTTAGTTTTAGGAACACCTTACGAATTAGATACCTTAGATGGTAAAATTAGAATAAATATAAAAGAAGGTACTGAAATCGGACATATTTTAAGAGTACCTAAAAAAGGAATAACTAAAGATAAATATACTGGTGATATGATGGTTGAAGTATGGTTAGATATCCCTAAAAACATAGACGAAGAAAATAAAAAAATAATTCAGTCTTTAAATATTTGATAATATAAAATAAAATTAGTAAAATAGTAAAAAATAAACAAAATAGTTATGGCAAAATTTCAAGAAGTATACGAAGAAACAAAAGAAGTATTCAATAAACATATTAACAATAGTGGTATTCCCGGATTTGTTAATATCAAAATTTTATCCAATGAAGGATTAAAAGATTGTTTTGGTCAAGTTACTAAAGCACAAGACATCGTTAAATTTATGACAGATTACGATGTTATTATACAAATTAATGAACCTATTTTTGATCAATTACAGGATACGCAAAAAGATTATGTAATTAAAGATTTATTAGCACAAATAGTTTATAATTTAGAGAGTGACAAATTAACTATTAGTAAACCAGATATAACCACCTTTAGTGGTGTTTTACGACAATATAGTATAGATGATTATATTAGTATTTGTGAGAGTATAAAAACTTTACAAGAACAAAAAAAGATTCAAGAAGATGCGGCTAAACAATCTGCTAAAAAAAGTAAGGTAACCGCATAGAATATGGATAACTCTAATATTTATATGATATGGGGGATTAGCTCAGCTGGCTAGAGCGCCTGCCTTGCACGCAGGAGGTCATCGGTTCGACTCCGATATCCTCCACTAAAAGAAAGGAAAAGTAAAATGGAAGAAAAAAAAGAACCAAAAAATTATTTACACTGGGTGTTTACCGATCATTATTTTAATAATGGCAGGGGGATATTCAAACTAATAGGGACAATATATGGGATAATTCAGATTATTTATGCAACACCACTGATTATGGAAGAATATTATGGTGGGTGGATTCCATTGTTTCCGGTAGTATTAGTACATTTAACAATGTGGGGATTTTTAATCGGTATTACTTTACAACCTTATGGTATATATCGTAGATTAAAAAAATTAGATTGGTGGAATAAAACAAAAAAATAAAATTTAAATTAATGTTAGTAAAATTAGAATACATTTGGTTAGACGGTTATAAACCAGAATCTAATCTAAGAAGTAAGACAAAAGTGTGGGATTTTGATCCCAATAAAGACCCCAAATATAATGTATTAAGAGAAAATGGGCCGTGTCCTGAAGAATTACCTATATGGTCATTTGATGGGTCTTCCACTCAACAAGCAGAAGGAAACTATTCAGATTGTTTATTAAAACCAGTAAGGGTGGTTGCCGATCCTAAAAGAAAACAAGCATTTTTAGTTATGTGTGAAGTTTTAAATCCAGATGGTACTCCCCATATATCTAATACCCGACATCTTATTAACGAAGATGTTAATGTATGGTTTGGTTTTGAACAAGAATATACATTAATTAAAAATGGTAAACCACTAGGTTTCCCTAAAGATGGGAATCCTGATCCACAAGGAATGTATTATTGTTCTGTAGGTACTAGAAATGTAAATGGTAGAGAAATTGCAGAAGAACATTTAGATACGTGTTTATCTGCGGGGTTAAAACTAACCGGAATCAATGCAGAAGTTTTATTAGGTCAATGGGAATACCAATTATTAGGTAAAGGAAATAAACGAGCAGCGGATGATTTATGGTTAAGTAGATATCTATTACACCGCATATGTGAAAAATACAGTGTACATGTAGAATTTCACCCTAAACCTGTATTAGGTGATTGGAATGGTAGTGGACTACACACCAATTTTTCTAATACTGAAATGAGAGATAATGGTGGAGAAGAATTATTTAGAGGTATATGTGAAAAGTTAAGAAGTAGACATGCAGAATTTATAGATAACTATGGTTCATCTAATGAATTAAGACTAACAGGTGAATATGAAACTGCAGATATAAAAGATTTTAGTTATGGGATTTCAGATAGAGGATCCTCAATTAGGATACCGGTGGGTGTTGTAAATGATGATTGGAAGGGGTATTTGGAAGATAGGAGACCAGCATCTAATGCTGACCCCTATAAAATTACTAAGTTAATTAGTGAAACCATTTCTTCATTTAATAAAGTAGAAACCGTTTTAAATACATAAATATATGAATAATACAGAGAATTTCGAAGAGTACGTTTGTAATTTACATGGTTTAAGTAGACATATGAAAAGACCTAGACTCTATTGGACAGGGGAAGGTAAAAGTAATATTGATAAACTATGTAGTTTAAATAAATGTCCTAATAAATTTAAACCTATCCTAAGTGAATCAAAGTTTGTTAAGTGTGATGCTATAGATGATGAAGGTAACCTATATGAAATAAAAAAATATACTTTAAATCAATTAAAGAAATATAGACTTTATTCCGAACCTATCATTAAAGTGTCACCTAGTAGAAGTAAGTGGGGTAAAGGACATCCGTATTATGATAATTTTGATGATTCAACAGAGTATAATACCTTTATTGAAAATTTAATGGAGACTGATTGGTGGAAAAGATACAATTCAATAATCTTAGATAGTATCACCCATTCTAATAGAGGTATATACTGTAAAGATGGTTTCATACCACATACTCAATTAGAATTTAAGTGGGTTATTAATAGAGGTGAATATGGGACTATTTTTGATGGTTATAATAGACTTTGTATTGTTTTTAAAGTAAAAGAAGATAATAAAGATGATATTGGTTTTGTGAGACCTAATAGATCTATTTTAGAATATGTAAAAGAATTTTTTAAAGTTTAAATTATATTAAATGAAAAACAGTTATCAATCTTACCCTAACTTAAATGTTGATGGGGAAAATAGAACACTTGAGGAAATATATATTGCACCATTAGGACATTTAATGGTTAGATTCTTTGATGAAACCAACAAAACTACACACACATATAATTTAGGTTTATGGGAAGATGTACTATTTCCTATAATGGAAAATAAAATGGATGTTTTTATAATAGATAATATTAAAAAAATTAGAAATACTGAAAAAATATTTTAAAGATGGAAATTGAAATAAGAAAAGTAGAAACTTATATTTGTACTGACGCATCCGCACCAGTTAAATTAAATGTGGAGGAATTTAAAAAATGTAACCCCCCTTTTAAAGGTAGTACTGAAGAAGAATTTATGGATTATTTATATGAAGAAGTAGATTGGTTAGAGGATTTTGTGGAAGAAAATAAAAAAATACTGTCTGAAGATAATATTGAATCATTAGATAGTTTAATATACCCGATGATGGATATAATGTATGATAGTAGAAATAAGGGGGAAGATTCGTGGTATGAAATAGGTAAAACTAATCCTGAGTATCGGAGAAGTAATGAATTTGAGGTTACCGTAAGTGGTAATAATTATTAATAACTAAAAAAAATAAAATTAAAAAATTATGATAAATTTTGATTATTACAGTGAATTTAAAGATTATGCAACAAAACATTTAGGTGTGACTGGGTTGCAATTTCATTATTGGGAAAAATTACAAGATAGAATTTATTCTCATAATGCTGCACTAACGCCATATATTCTTGAAGAAAGAGAAATGAGAGTTACACAAATGGATATTTTTTCTAGATTAATGATGGACAGAATTCTATGGGTTGCTGGACCTGTTAACGATAATATGTCTACTGTCGTACAAGCACAATTAATGTTTTTAGATAATGTACAAGTAAAGGACATTACAATGCATGTGGATAGCCCAGGTGGAAGTGTAAAATCAGGATTATCAATGGTAGATGTTATGAATTATGTTGCATCAGATATAATAACTATTAATACAGGGATGGCAGCGTCTATGGGGTCTATCTTACTGGGTGCAGGTACAAAAGGGAAAAGATTCTCACTTAAAAATAGTAGAGTTATGTTACATCAAGTTTCGTCAGGTGCACAAGGTAACATACAAGATATTAGAATATCTTTAGCAGAAGCTGAAAAATATAATACTTTATTATTTGAATTATTGGGTAAATATTGTAATAAAAAACCAAAAGAAGTATTAAAATTTGCTAGTAGAGATCAGTGGTTAGATTCTACTGAAGCATTAGAATATGGAATTATTGATGAAATAATTGAAAAATTGGAAAAATAATCCTATATTTAAAAATAATGTCATTAAAAACTTGACATTCTTACAAACTTTTATTAATTTTAAAATAAAAAAATGATTAGTTATATTGGTGGTAAAGCCCGAATTGGTAAATGGATTATACCTTTTATCCCACGTGACATCGAAACATATGTGGAGACATTTGGTGGGATGTTTTGGGTATTCTTTAATATGGACTTAACCAAATACCCTAATTTAAAAACTGTAGTATATAATGATTTTAATGGGCTTAATGCTAATCTTTTTAAATGTAGTCTGGAATATGATAGGTTATGGAATGAATTATCTAAGTACCCGTGTCAACAATTAGGTGTAGAAAATACCCCTAAAGAGTATGAAGAGATGTTTAAGGAATACCAACAAGAAATTTTTCACACTGAGTTTGAAATTACTGAAGAAAATAAATTTGAGATTGCTGCTAAATATGTATATGTTTTAACACAGATATTTTCTGGTTCTAAACCAGAAACTTCTTCATATACTGATTATAAAGGTAAATATAGATGTAAAGTTTTAATTTTTATGGATAAATTAAAAAATCCTAAATATAGAGAACATTTTGATAAAATTACTTTTGTAGAAAATATGGATTTTCAAGAAGTTATTGAAAAATACGACTCAACTAAAACATATTTTTATGTTGATCCTCCGTATTGGAAAACAGAAAATTATTATTCTAATCATGATTTTGATAGGGCTGATCACGAAAGATTGGCAGATTGTTTAAAAGATATGAAAGGGTTGTTTTCTTTAAGTTATTATGATTTTGAATTATTGAGAAAATGGTTTCCTAAACATGAATATGTTTGGGAGAAAAAGGAATTTGCTAAAGCAGCTGCAGCTAAAAGTGGTGTTAAACAAAATATGGGTGAAGAATTATTAATAATGAATTATGGTGACAATGTAATTGAAACCCCATGTGTTGGGATGCAATTGGATATGTTTAGGCATGATTATCTATGAATAAATTAATGTTATATATGTGTTTTTTAGGAACTTTATTTGGGTGTAAAAAGATTGATGAAAATGGTTTTAGGATTTACACTATTAAAAAAGATAAACACAGATCGGGTTATAGATATTGTACTACCAAAGAAAACAAATTTAAATTAGAGGTAATCTTTGATGAGTCCGCAATTTATCAAACTCAAGATACACTCAACCAATATGATGTAAATAAATTATGGGGGGTCAGTGATTGTGGTACTAACCATATGGAGAACTCTATAAGATTTGGGTGGAGATGGTTGAATGATAATTTAGAGATACACTGGTTCCAACACGAAAATGGTGATTTCTATTTCGCAAAGATTAAAGATGTTGAAATCAATGAAATTATTAACTTAGAATTAGAAATAACTGATAGTGATTATATTATATCAGTAGACGGTGTTACCAAAACTATAAGTAGAAATTGTAATAAAAAACGTAAAAAATATAAGTTATACCCCTATTTTGGGGGTGATGAAACGGCACCACATGATGTAAAAATATTAATTAAAGAAATATGATAAATGTCATACTTTTGTCACAATTTTAAAATAGTTGATATATCAATATAAATTAACTATATTTATTAACGTATGAGTAATTATGAAAATAGGTATAAAAAAAATAGAAACATTTAATATAACTCAAACCACACAAGAGTTGATTTTTGAAATGGATGATTTTAGAAATTGTACTCCTGCATTTATAGGTAAAGACCACAAAGATTTTATGGATTATATCACTAATGATATAGAAGAAATTAAAAGTTTTTTAATTGAAAATAATGATATATTATCAGATCAAACTAAAAAACGTTTATATTTGTTAGATGTTGACCCAATTTATGAGGTTATTGAAGATTCAAGAACACAATACGAAGATAGTTGGTTCACAATGAATAAAAATGTAGAAGTAGAAGAAAAAAATTTAGTAATAGGTGTTAAGAACAAAAAAGTAAGCAAATAAACACCAAAATTAATGTTTTATGAAAAGACCAAAAAGAAAGACTGTTAATAGTGGACAATATCTCTTGTTTGAAGATCTCATAGTAGATGTGGTAAAAATAGAAGAAGATATGAAAGAAGAACAACCTTCTTTATTACAAAAATACCCCACTAAATATACCCCTAATAGTAATGTAGGTTTAGACACTAATAAAATTTATTGTGGTGATACAGTAGAAACAATGAAAAAGATTAATGAAGAATCTATTGATTTAATACTTACTTCCCCACCTTATTTAGCGTCTATAAGACAAGATAACCATAAATATCCAGGTGCTAAAGATCAAATTAAAGACAACCAATCAGTAGATGATTATTTAGAGTGGATTGTAGAAAATTTTAAACAGTATGAAAGAATATTAAAAAAAGATGGTGTAATAGTTTTTAATTTTAGTTATACTACATTTAACCCTTCTTTACCTTATTTTTTGATTAATGAAGTATTTAAACATACGGATTTTAGGGTATATGATACTTTTGCGTGGAAAAAGAAATCAGCAATGCCAGTATCTGGACACCCTAATAGAGTTACTAGAATAGTAGAAATGGTGTACATCTTTGCAAAAACACCTTACTTTAAAGCCAATAAAACAGTTTCGTCAGTGTCAAGAACAGGACAAAAATATTATAATAATTATTATAATTTTATTGAGGCACGGAATAACGATGGTAAAGTGGAGGGACATGAAGCAACATTCTCTACTGACTTTGCATCCTTCTTCATAGATTTATATTCCAAAGAAAACGAAGTTGTTTTAGACAACTTTTCAGGAACAGGTACAACCCCCTATGCATCTTCTAAAATGAACCGTCAATATATTGGTATTGATTTAGTTGAGAAATTTTGTGATTATGCTAGAAAGAGAATATCTAAAATCTATAAAGAAGAAGGTATTTCACATTAAATAAATCATGGAAAATATTAAACATAATGTTAATGAGATAAAATCTCAAATAAAAACATTAGAAGAAGAATTAAATAAAATTCAAGGACAGTGCGACCACCCAAACGTAGTGTTAAAATATGACGATAATAGTAAAAGTGTCTTAAAAATATGTAATATATGTGAAAAAGTGATAGGTTATCCTACTACCGAGGAATTAAAAAATTCCGATTATTTATAAAAATAATTTGTTTTTCCGTATATTTTTTTTTATATTTACCAATATGGAAATACCAAAATCGATTATTACCAACATAAACAATAAAAATGCAATGGATGCATATGAGGAATTAACTGAAGTAATGGGATTCTCTGAAAAAGAGGCTGCCAATATTTTAGGTGTTAAAATCTTTGATGATTTAAATTTTGAACCACATGGTGTAATACCTAATGCAGTTGCGAGTAGTATGTATTTTGATGGTAATGTAGGTGAAGAATGGATTTCTATTGTAGGTGGTGGTGCTGGGCTATATGGTGATGGTGTGGATACTTTTGAAGTTTGGTCACATATATTACCTGATCCCTTATCATATTTAAATAAAAAAGAAGTAACACAAGAGATGTTAAAATTACAAAAAAGCAAATATGAATTATAAGTTATTAGGTATAGGGGTATTAATGTTTTTTATTGCACAATTAATCACATGGTTTCAATTAAACGGACAGTTTATTTGGAAGTGGGTTAAAGATAATGAATGGGTAATGGCACTTATTGGTATACCTTTATCTTTTGCGTACCTTTGGGCAACTAAATATAGTGTAGCTGCTTTTGGTGGGTTATTATGGCCGGTTAGATTTATAGGTTTTGGTGTTGGTATAATAGTATATACTATATTGGTAAGTTATTTTTTTAATGAAGGAATATCAACTAAAACATTTATTTCTTTATTATTATGTTTTATATTAATTACTATACAAGTTTTTTGGAAAAATTAAAAATATGGAAAAATATATACCTATTCAAACCACTAGTCATAGTGGGAGTTGTAACAGAAAAATCTATAACTTACCAGTAAGTTACTTGCCACTATTTAGAAAAGTATTTGGTAGTACCTTATCAAAGGTTACCAATGAAAAATTTATTAAATGGTGTAAAGATAATGATGTGACTCTTTATAAAATGGTTGTAGAAACAGTAGAAGTTAAAATTGATGAATATTAAATGAATACTTTAGATAAACAATATAAAGATTTACTTCGTACTATATTAGAATATGGTGCAACCAAAAAAGACAGGACAGGAACGGGTACTAAATCTATTTTTGGTTATACTATACGACATAATATGCAAGAAGGGTTTCCCTTACTCACTACTAAAAAGATGGCTTGGAAACAAATTGTGACCGAATTATTATGGTTTCTTAGAGGAGATACTAATATTAAATTTTTACATGAGAATGATTGTCATATTTGGGATGGAGACTATAAAAAGAGTGGGAGAGATGATGGAGAATTGGGGCCTATTTATGGTAAACAATGGAGAGACTGGGGAGGTATCGATCAAATAGACTATATTATTAGAGAAATTAATAATACTCCAGATAGTAGAAGATTAATGGTTAATGCGTGGAATGTTTCAGATTTAGACAAGATGACTTTACCACCATGTCATTATGGATTCCAACTTTATACTAGGGATTTAAATTTAGATGAAAGAATAGATTATTTTAATACACACAGTAAGGCATTAAATAAATCGCTAGATTATCATCATATACATATGGATAGTTTGAGAGTACCTAAAAAAGGAATATCATTGTTATGGAATCAAAGATCAGTAGACACATTTTTGGGTTTACCTTTTAATATTGCGTCTTACGGTCTTTTATTAGAAATAATTGCCAAAGAAGTTAAAATGATACCTTTACAATTAATTGGTAATTTGGGTGATGTACATCTATATAAAAATCATATAGAACAAGCAAAAGAACAGTTAAGTAGAAATTCATTTCCTTTACCTAGTTTGTGTTTAGATTATAGAGATGGTGAATATAACAAAAATTTAAAAGAATTTGTGGTAGAAGATTTCCAATTATTTGGGTATAAATCACATAAAACAATAAAAGCAGTTTTAAGTAATTAGAAAATGAAAGACAAGTTAACCCCTACTCAAATAGATTACGATCACGTAACATTAATATTACGTGACGCCAGTAAAATAGGTGTAGAAATAGAAGTTAAGTTATTAGCAGAAAAATACCTTAATGAAGGTTATAATTATGTAGAAGCCCATCAGATGGCATATAGTAAATTTTTAAAATAATAAAAAAATGAAAAAAGATATTCCAACACACGATCCTCATACCGGGGAATTAAACCCTTATTATGAAGAACTAGTCGGTAAAAAAAATCCATTAACACCAAAAGTAATACCTATGGACGATTTATATAAAAAAGACAAGAATATAGAAAAAATGCCTAATCAAAAGTGGCACCAAATAATATCATTTATTAAAAGTGGTATTAGAATTATTGGGTATATATTAATACCTTTTGATTTATTTGTTGCGGCTTCTGTATTAGTTTTTAGTGAAATTATTGGTATAGTAGAAGAATTAGTATAATAATTTTTACTATATCTTTTGGATAAGTTAAAAATTTTTTATATTTTTGTATAAATTAAAAATGAAGTTATGTCAAACAAAACAAAAAATGAAATAGTCATAGATATGGCTGACGAAGTACAGTTTACTACTGAGAAAGATTATATAGAAGATATAATATGTAAGATAGAAAACAAAAAAATTTATATTGATCCTAGATATCAAAGACGTAATTCTTGGAATAAAGAAAATCAGAAAAATTTTATTGACTCCATTTATAAAAATATGGTATCACACTCTATTATTTTAGTTAATATTGGTGCTAGTTATCATATAGCGTTACAAAAAAATAGACATAAAGATGGTGAATATTTTAAGGGTTTATTGGATAAAGGTTATGAGTATATTTCAATCGATGGGAACAACAGGAGTCAGACTATTACTAAGTATAAAAATGGGGATATTGACGTTAAGTATTCTCATGATAAAGACAAAAGTTTATTCTTAAAGAAAAAATTATCTGTTACAACCTATAGTTCAATGTCACTTTTGCAAATGCATGAATTAGGTATTAAAGTTAATCAGGGACAACCATGGAATAGACAAGAGCAACGAAATTGTATTAATTCAGTAGTGGCAGATACTATTAGAGAATTCTCCACTAAATTTGATTCAATAACAGAGAAAATAAGTGTTAAAAAAAGTAGAATGTATGACGATGAATTATTAGTGATGTTACTATTCTACCAAACTAACAAAAGAGGAGGGGCACAAGATTCTTGGGACACAATGTATAAAAAAGAAACTGCGGATTTAGTAGAGTTTAAAAAAGTGATAAATGAATGGGGTAAAATATTAAAAAGTCACCCTAATAAGAAAAAATTAGATAAGTCCTTTGTTTATAATTTATATACATTATTGTGTTATTTAAATGAACATAATGTAACTATAAAAAAAGGTAAACACAATAAATTCTTAGAAGTATACCACCAACAAGAAACACTAAGAAAAAATGAAAAAAGAGCATTATACTTAGTCAATGGAGAACAAAAAACTTGGGGTGATTTATGTAGGTTAGTGGCATCAAACATTGAGATTAGAATAGATAAAATTTTATTAGACATAGTTCCTTTTTTAGAGGATTTAACTATACAAAAAGATAGTAAACGAACATTTAGTTTTTCAGACAAAGTTAATTTATGGGTAAGTTCTAATGGGATGGTTAGGATTAATGGAGATGTTGAGGATGAAACATTCAATACTCAGTGTAGTGAAACACATAAATATGTATCATTGATAGATGTTATGGATGGTGAAAAATATGTAGTAGATCATGTTTTACCATATAAAGATGGTAATAAAACAGTACTTAAAAATGGTGAAATAACAACTAGAGAATATAATTTATGGAAATCTAGTAGAATACCTCAATATGTCTAAAATATTTCTCCATATTTATATTATATGGAGAAATTAGATAAGGACTGGTTAACTAAACATAATACTGATTTTGAATATAAAAAGTATGTATTACTAGCATACTTACAATTTGTAAATCAAAATTTTAAGGATAAAAAAATTTATCCTTTTTTATCTGATTGTATTGAAGAATTTCGTTCACTTAAAGGTTTATTAGATCAGAAAGATAAATTGACACCCAAAGAACTTACATCCATAGATTTTAAAAATATGGAGTTAATTTATACTACAATTGAGGATAAAACTTTTAGTGAGATAGAAAAATTAATTAATTATGCTCTTCGTAGAATAAAAGGTACTATAGAGGAAGGAAGAAAAATTTGTGATCAAATAGAAAAAGATATTCACTTTAAAGAGGTAGGAATCATAACTGAAAAAAAAGAAGAAGGATATCTTATTCTCACTACTAAACATAGTGTTGTATATAAATACAAAATGGATAGTTTAATATTAGAAGGTAATAAATATAAAATGTTAAAGACAACTCAAATTACTACACAAAATATATCTAAATTTAGCAGTCAAGAAAATATCAAAAAAGAATACATTAATAATAGAGATGACATCCCTATGATGACATATGGTGCATATATTAAAAAAGAAATTCCTTTTGATAATACTTTTCTTCCTATAGTTAAAAGAATCTTAATAAGAGAAATAAATAAAGATTGACTTTAGCATCATCCTGAATTATATTGGTAGTTGTTATAATCTATAATAACAAAATAAATTAAAAAAAACAAAAATTATGGAAACAATTTTAGTAACAGTATCAGTTTTATCTACGTTATTAGTGGTTGGAATCGTATTAGGGATTGTGATCGTTTTTAATAAATTAAAAGGTAAAGTTGATGTAGAAGTAGTAAAAAAAGATAGAGTAAGTTTTGAAAAAGAAATTGAAATATTACATAATATAATAGATAGTAGGGAAGAAAATATACGGAGAGAATTAGAAAGTGTAGAAAAAGACTTATGGAGAAGTCATGAAAAAATGCAGGAAGAAATGGAAAGAAATTTCGAGGACATAATGCGAACTATTGATAGTAGAGTTGATAGATTATATGAAAAATTATCTAAAAGAGATGTGGAATGTAATCATCGATTAGATAGTTTAGAAAATAAAATAGGGGATAATAAACAGTTATTAACTGATTAGAATAAAAATAAAATAGATTATAACATAAAACCCTCTTTTAGAGGGTTTTTTTTATATAATATCTACTATTTCAATATCTACATCTAAAGTTTCACCGGCTAAGGGGTGATTACAATCTACCACATAAAATTCTGGTTGGATTTCTATTATTTTACCTCTTTTAGTTGTTCCGTCACTTAACTTAATATTAATAAGGTCATTTATTTTACCCCCCTTAAGGAATTTATTGGGTATTGAACCTATTAATTTTTCTATTTTTTCACCATATGCTAATGAAGGAGGTATACTCAATTGTTGTTTATAACCTTTTTCATAATTACTTTCATTAATTTCAGTTAATAAAATATTAACCCCTACTAAATTAAGTGGGTCATCTAATATTAAAGTGAAAGATTTTTTTTCTTCTAAAACATTACCATTTACGCTAACTTTATAGTTAACCTTAAATTTTTTATTATCTTTTAAACTCATTTTCATTAAACTTTAGTATGTATAAGGTTAAGAAACATTAGTAACTTCTAATTCTATAGTCATTATTTTATCTGACAAAACATTATTAAAATCTATAATAATATGTTGATTATTTTTATTTATAACTTTTCCTGTCATCACTTTATCCTCCACACCAATTGTAATTCTTTGTCCTATCTTTATATTTTTATGGTCTTTAAGCTCTTTTATAGGTAACATAATTACTTTTTTTTCTGAAGGCATAAATACTTTATTACCATGAACTAACACAGTATCCTTATCCCCTTTATTTAAACCTACATCTTTTTTCACTTCTAGGTATTGATGTAATAATTTAGACATATCATCCT